GAACTAGGCGCCAATATGAACCATGGTTTTTATGTCTTTCTACTCCACGTTTACGAATTTCTTTACCAAGTTCATAAAGTAAAGATAACCATTTCTTAGAATAACTTTTCATTTTAGTCTCGATGATCTGCGAAGTCTAAGACTACCGCCATTGCCCGATCCATGATTGCTGCCCTGCTGCCTAGTAAAATGCTGGCAGTCGTATCTTTCTTAGATTTCTTGCAGTGATTTTCTGCTTCGGTAACGGCATTGAAAACACCCCAAGCAGTAGTGTTAATCTCAGTTCCTTTACCACAGAATAATTCCATGGCCAAGTTGCGACTTTCTCCCTGCTTCATATTGAATTCTTGGTCGCGCTTGGCGCCCTCGTCAATAAGCACCTGTGGGCCATAAGTCATTCCATCGCCAGTATAGGGATAAACATTCTCGAAGATAGTGCGAGCGTTATCTTTTGAAACAGAAACTTCTTCAAGTTTGCGGAACAACTTCTGATAAATCATTACGTGTTCTTCGGCATCACGTTGAACAAACTCCATCCATAAAGCCAAGTTGCGCTCATGGTTGGTATCGCTATGCTTTCCGTTATACAAAGCAGACTTGCCGTCACCAATTGCCGCATTCCAGGTATTATTACAAACTACCCGAACATGGGTAACAAACAGATGTTCACCAAATCGCCCATCAAAACCTGTGGCGATGAAGCCAAAGTTTTCAACTTTATCACCATGAACATCAATCTTTGGCAATTTCCAAGTCAAAAACATCTTGTCTGCTTTAGTCCCCAAAAACCCAAGTGTTTCTACGGGTTGTTGAACGTTAGCATCAAACATCTGGCAATAGGTTAATGGTTGAGTAAGATTGTAACGACCCTTAGTGATACCAACCAGGACTTCGGTATCAGAAGTACGAACAATACCAAGATCGCCACTTTCAACACTTTGTCCACCCAGGGTAATTGAAAACGGACGTTGTTCAAAGATAACTGGAGTCATGCGACCATAAACTTCTTCCGCGCGTTCGTCGTCTTGTCCAACAGTCCCCTTCTTGTGCCACATTTCTTCCTTATGACTATAAATATTTTGGCCGTAAATATTGTCACTCATTGTATATCTCCTTATGATATATGGTTTGGTTTATGGATTAAGGTTGATCAGACTTAGATTTCTGTTTACAAAGTTGTGCTTTTTTAAGATGATATTCGGCATCGTGCTGTTTTGATTTTGCTTCTCGCATATGATAACCAGCATTCCAGGTATAACTTTTCTCGTTTTTATATTTGATTTTGTTGTCTTGTTCCGATTGGTATTTCTCTGCTTTTTCTATGGCAAATTGATGCGCTTCTTCTTCTGTATCAAAAATATCCTTTAAGCGCATACTGCTATAACTATGACCATATTCACCAGAAAGAAGATGATTATATTCAATCTCAATACCTTTTTGCGTTTTTTTTACTTCTTTGCCTGTAATCGAAATGTATTCAACGCTTGGAAGATATTGATACTCGACAACATAACCACGCAGTCCTTCAAATCCATGTCCGCAATAGTCGCATTCTACTTCAACCTTTTCGCCATTTCCTAAAACAACAACAACGTGTTTATTTCCATAGCAAACCGGACACGGAACTTTTATCTCTTCGCTTCTAAAATTCGCAACCCAAACCATATCGCCAACATTATATACCTTAGTCATTTTATGTCTCCTTGTTTGTTTAATGTATCTCGTTTGCCCATATCATAGGCGCGTTTTAGAAGTTGAAAAAGCAATTGTTTAGGCAGAACCACATCGTGTCCAACCGTCATAAATTCAACAAGCGCTTCTGAATAAACAATATTTTCCAATCGGTCTTCTACGGATCGCCTTGCTCTATGTATCTTCTTGGGTTCTGGTTTCATTTTGTCTCGCTAACATAGATTCTGATATATGTCTTCTGTGTTCATCCGATTGTTTATATCCCAGTAACCTTTTGTTACCTTTGTTAGACATTGATATTTTTTGTTTATGCTCCTCGGAAATATGTTTACCAAACATGTGATTCTTGTCGCCTTTCTGAGCAAGGGCCATTTTTTGTATTGTTTCTTCAGAACAATGCTTACCTAAATTACCGACATGATTTTCACGTAAGTGCCTCTTATGTTCATCTGAAAATATTATTCCTTTACGACATCTTGAAATTTTTTCTCTAGTTTGTTGAGAGCGCTTAATTCCCTTAAGGCTTTTTGAGATTTTTGCCTTGTGTTCTTTGGAAAGTTTTGTTCCTAACGGACTAGTTGTACACTCTTTTTGAATATTATATTTCGGATTTAATAAATTTACCAACACTTGTTCATAATAAGACAATTCTGCCGATTCGCAACAAAGCAATATTATAAATCTAAAATTTTCTTCGCCGTATTTATCCCAGGCACGCTGTAGATGAGAATTGTAATGGTATTTACCTCGCAGGCAACTCCAATGTTCGGCTTTTCTTTTACTTAAGTTGATGGCTTGGCCAATATATATCTTATTGTTTACCTTATTCTTTATTTGATAAATTCCACTAGTCATAATTTGCCTTTCTTGAAAAACGGCGTTTCGATTTCAGGTATAACCGAAAGCGGATGATCGTCAGGAAAATGCCATTCGTTCGCAGTGCGAACTAAATGCCACCATGAGAATACCAAACTCATAAAATCGCTTTGCCGTGGTAGAGATGGTTGCTTTTCGTAAAGAGCATAATCCCAGGGAATACTTTTGTCATAATTATCCTCAATTTTTAGCCATTCCAACCAAGGGATAACTAAAATTTGGCGTATCTTTTCTTTGCTTCCCATAGGCACAATCTTACCTAGACAAAGATAACTACCGCCACCTTCTTTTGCCCAGGCAGACAAATACTCTCTTTGTTCGGGAGTAATAGAATTGAAAGCAAAGGATCGTTCGGTGGCTTTTACCGCCTTGACTTCAATCAGTGGAGAAGGAAACCGCGGATGACGACCATTGGTGTCTGGCAAACCTTTGATCTCTGGCGTTACCATAAGCCAATTCACGCGATGACACTTTACGCATGGTACAGGGTATTTGCGTCCATCGCTATCGTGTTTAGGCCAGTATCCTCTCCATTGCAAGGCGTGGTGTAAAGCCAATCGTACAGATGCTTCGTTCATTCTAGCCTCCTATTCTTTTTGTAATTCTTTAATTTCCATCGTTTATCTCCTGTTGATCTGAATTGTCTAATTGCTCGTCTTTATTTGCAATACGAACTTTTTGGAATGTTTTACGAATATTGTTCATCGTTTCTAGACATTCCTGTATGGGCAAGTTCATAAGAACAGAATAAGACTGCGCTGCTTTATAAGTATCGCCAGTTCTTGCCATTTCTATAAGGTTGCTAAAAACATCATTCATTTTTCCTCCTATGGATGCATTCCAACAAGCAACGATTCCCGAGTATCTTGTTCGTCTTTATAATCAAGTTCTTCTTGTTCGTGTTTCCAAGCCTCGATCTTCTCTTTCATATCAATAAAAGCATGGATTAGATCATTACCTTTACCAAATAGTCTTTGCCCGTGGCCCTGGGCAATCAGATAATAACATTTCTCTTCATAAAAACAACCAGCATTTATTTCCCATTCTGCACCGACTAACTTTGCAATATAAATAAAAGGATCAATTATTTGTGACATTTTGTCTCCTGGCTTGGAAAAAGCATGTCTATATTAAAAATAATATTTGGTTTCCTTTCATAGAAAGCAACCATTTCTTTGATCCAATCAAATTCTCTATTAGTAAGATCGTGGTAATTACTTGTTGAAATACCAAAATGAGTGCCTAGTACATACTCTCTAACATTTTTCTCCTCTAAAACAAGCGCTAGATCGCTACGGAAGGTCTTTTCTTCTGCATCTTTGACATAAACTACACCATTTTTCCACGGATAGTTCACGAAAAAAGCAATCTCTAAAATAACTCCATTGATTTCGGTAACAAGGGTAATATCATTCAGACGAACTTGAGTTTTGCACATTATAGTATTTCTCCGTTTTGCTCTCACGTATCAAAGAATTTATTACAACTTTTACGTCTGTAACCTGAATATCAGAAAATTTCCGTACTGCTCTTTCTACTTCGCGCTCTAAGTCCATAGGTGCCGAAATGACAAAAGCCACATGGTTATTGACATACACTTTCTCAATAGTAAGCTTGCCCACTAGCGTAAGTGGCAATAATTCTTCTGGAACCTTCTCAAGTTCTCCTTTTTCGTTTACTTTTATTCCCTGGTGAAGTAACCTAGATATTCCCTGGGGTCCAGTAGCGTCAATGCGCGGATTGTGGGTAAGACTTACGGCGGTAAATAGACTATCCGCGAGTTCTTTCTGTAAACCACCTAGCGCTTTCTCGTGTTCTTTTTTATCTTTCTCAAGTTCCTTAGTCTTTTTCTCAATTTTCTTCTCAATTTCGGGAACTTCTTCTTTACTAGCTTTATTCTTTTCGTGGGAAAGAACAGACAACTCTTTTGTTAGATCAGAAAGAAAGATTTTGGAACGTTCTTGTATCACAACAACGGCATTATGTTTTTCTCGCAAGTATGGAATTGCCTTAGTAAATTTGGCAAAGTTTTTTCCACTTTTGAAGAGATTATCTACGAATTCTACGTTTCCAGCATCTTCAAACGTGGCCAATAATTCCAACATAAATCTAACTTCCGATAAACTGCCCTTAGTGCGAACTTCTCCCAAGCGGTTTACGAGAAATTCCTCGAACGTGCTTTCGTTATCTTCGTAGTGTGCCTGTAATCGCATAGCTTTATAAGCAATTCGCTTGAAGGCTCGCTCAATCAGTTCTGAGTTCTTTCCCGCTTGCGTAGTTGCCCTAAGCATAGCCTGAGCGAGCATTCGCATCTTCTCGGGTTTAGTTAGATCTTTGATCTCTTTTACCGGACGTCCTTCTTTCTTGGCAATCTCATTGATCTCATCCATAATCTTGGTATGGAAATAAGCCGTTAGATCTGCTACCGCCCAATCAACGGCCTTTGGATCGTCAGGATTTAAAATCCACTTAGGTAGCGTCACGTATTACTCTCCTCTACGACAAAACTCCTCTTGTTTTACAAGAGAGAATAGGCAAAAATATGAATTGTTTTAGTGTTTTGGAACATTGCAATCTCAAGACAATTTTATCTCTTTATGGGAAATTGTCAATAAGCAGTTTTTCGCAGTGCAAACTTTTAGTCACAATTACATTCTAAAAGTAATCGCCCACAATGTCCACAGCGTCCCGTTTCGCGCTCTCTTTCTATCAATCTAGTACAATCAGCGCAATAGTCAATCTTGTCAAGTTCGCGCTCTAGGCCACATTCAACACATTTACCAATTTTAGGAGGATTGCATTCCCAACAACAATCTCCACAAATAACATGATCGCAATTACAATTCTCTCGATCTTTACAGTCTTTATCGTGTGGTAAATGATCTTGTTCTTCTGGAATGCCACTCATTCTATCTCCTTTTTGATTAGTTGTTGAATATAATCTTCTGTTCGTCTTTTTAGAGTATCTGTATTGGCGCTAGACGACATAGCATTAAAGATAAAGGTAATCACAGAACCAATTAACTCGTCAAAAACCGTAGTTATTTCTTTCCAGCCACCAGCATTAAATACTGTCTGTTCCAGATAAACGCATATTTCAATATGGAAAGTAGCAATCCCGAGCCAGCCACCAAGTTCGGCGCGGAATAAATCCTCAAAATGTTGTGCTTTTTGCTCCTCGCTATACCAGTGTTGAATAAATTCTGCAACTGTTTCGCAAACAGATAGTGCTATTAGGTCAAGCATAATGAGTTTAGGTTCTTGTATCATTCTGTTTCTCCTATTTTCACCAAATGGTGAAAAGTGCTATTTTGGTGAAAATTACGAGTTTAATTTGTTTACAATTTGTTGATATGACCAGTTGGACCAATCAATTTGACAGAACTTGCATTTATAATCAACAAGCGGGTCACGACACTTAGGACAAAGATTATCTTCAATGTTATCCATGTCCAACATAAGCATATTTAGATCATCGCTAAATGCCTGCTCGAACACTCCGCGCTTATGAAAAGCGATAACTTGATACGGTTTATTTACAAAAGCCCAAACTTTCTGCACAGTTAAGAAAGTATGATCTTTTGGACAATTCTCTTCTTCCCAACTTTTCTTCTCGTCATTATATAGATAGTTCAGTAACTTTTGGATTTCTTTTAGTACATTCATGGCTTAGTCTCCTTTTAATATTTCTTTTTGTGCTTCGCCAAAAATTTCAGCCATTACATTCATATCGTACATATAGTTTTTCCACTTTACTTCTTGCCATTCCTCAGCGGTTCCAGGTTTCTTATACAAGCGCCAAAAACGATAATACTTTGGATACAGATCAGCAATCTTCTGAAAAAGACGATCTCCCTCAAGTCTTTCAAGCATTTGCCAATCTTGGTCCTCTAAATTATCACATCCTGGCGCGAAGGAAAGAGCATGTTTGAAATTTGCTTCATCCGGACGATAGATCATATCTTGAAAGATAGTAAGAATACTAGCCGCCATTCTAGTCTCCTTTTACAATTTTATAGAGATTGGCTTCAAAGTTCTCGTTATAATACACGGACTGATTGCGTCCGCCGGTATAGTCTTTGTCCGAGTTCGCAGTACGAACCAGCATAGTCCCAAATGACCAACGTAAATCTCCGCTGGATACATACCACCACTGTTCTCTAACCTTGAAGAAAGCAGAGAAGTAAAAGTGACCAATGCCGAACTTGAAATTTGTATATCTACGATTTACACAAAAGTCTTTTAGCCATTTTTTGGCTTCCTTCATAAAAGCAAGAGACTGAGAAGTATTCGCAGTAGAACTTTCAAATTCGGTAATAGTCAAACGAACATACCAGGGTTGCTTATTCATCTTTTGTTGCTTCCTTTTTTGCCTCAAATGGGTGCCAATTTCCGTCAGCATCTTTCACAATGACAATTTCCAAAGAATAGCAAGAACCGTACGAATCGCTATATCCATATTCTTCGGCACAATTTATCAAATCAACAATGCTGTCACTCTCGAGCATATCAATCTCGCCAATCTCTCCGCGGCGATACTTTGTTGATATTTCTCGAATAGGCAGTAACCAGACTTTTTGTCCAATCCTGAGATCGTTTTCACTCCATGGAGATTGTTGTAACATTGCCGCAAGTGGCGCAAAAAGTTTCTCTGAGCGCTTCTTGGTATAGATACCAGCAGGATCAACATGCTTTTTTAACCATTCGTGGGCAATAAAATAATAAGGTTTTTCAAGTTCTACGCGTTCATAAAGCATAAACGAACAACCATGATCGGTCTTTTCAAAATTAGCTTTCTTCCAAAATCCTTGCAAAGCGTGAGTTTCCCAAGAAGTACGAACCAGTTGTTCAATTGCTTTGTTATAGTTGGCCATGATATTTTCTCCTTATGGCTTAGTAGTTATCGTTATTTAAAACAATTTTAGAATCTTCCGCGAACAGAAATTGCCTTAAGAGTTCTTCACTTTCAAAAATTTCAAGATTTTCTCCTTCAATCGCAGACGACTGATGATCAATATATCCTTCATCCATAGTGAGTTTCCAGGTGATTTCTTTTACTTTAAGACATTCTCGGAGAATCTTTTCGAGCATTTCAAGTTTTTGCTTTCCATTTTCTCCAAGATATAGGGTTTGCAGATAGGCAAAATTAACACGACTTCCCCAATCTCGAATTGTTTCTGGTCCCCATCCAAATTCGATTTTTCCAAGTTCGCTTCCTGCAACAAGAATACTTTCTTGAAAGGCAATATCTTGTAATTTCTTTCTTCCAATAATAACAAAACTAGAACTACTACTATTCGTAATGAACGATGAATGAATTTTGCACATTTTTATCTCCTAGTCAAAAAACTTATTTTTGATTTTCTCTGTGTTTTCAAAACCACATTGATATATAAAGCCATTGAAAATATCTTCGCTTTCATTTGAGCAATCTCCGCCAAGTACCTTCCAGTTATCAAGCGCCATGGCACATTTGAGATCCTCTAATAGCGAAGATACAATTTTGTCAATAGCCTCTTCTTCTGTTTCAACATCATAGTAATCAAATTCAGAAGAAAATTGGGTATCTTTTATCCTCTTGGCTACAATTTCTTCAAGTTCTTCACGAGTAATATCGTTTTTAATAGCAAGAATAAAACTCGAAGAAGAACTGTTCGTTACAAAAGATAAACGGATCTTAGCCATTATAGTAACCTCCATAGTCAAATGTTACATCTTTTACATCAATATCAATTCCATGCTCTCTGGCTTTTTTAACAAAGTATTGCTTGGCTTGCGGGATTGTCATTTCAGAGAGAAGCTTTGTGACATTACTAATAGAAACCGTGCCGTTATCATCACCTTCATGCGTGAAAACAAGTTCAAATTCAGAGAAAAGTTCACTTTTGATGTCTCTGTCTTCTACAAACTTCTCGTTGTGTTTATTTGTACCAATAATGATAAATGAAGATGAGCTGCTATTTGTTACAAAAGACATATGAATTTTCATTTTATTCTCCTTTAGAATAATCTTTACAAAGATTGATTTGTTCTGCCATTAGGCCACATCCGCCAAGGCAGTTAAGACGTTTACTTATTTCGCAGTGCGAACAACTAGTTTTATAATGATTTCTAAATTTCTCAAAAGCCTCGCTTTCCCAGGCGCCCTGAATACCGATTTCCTTAATGTCAACAGCATACTGGCGATTGTTGGTATCAAATGAACACGGTAACGCAAAACCATCTGGTGTTATATACATTGAAAATCTTGCGGCGTCACACGGCACAATGCTTTCTATAGCGACGTTCTTGGTAAAGTTCATAACTCCAGGAATATGGCAACTATCTAAACCGCACTTAAAGGGATGCTCCGCTTCAATCAGTTCATAAAATCTACGAATACGCGGATCTGTGACCCTAAGACGGTTTTCTGGCATTCCCTTGCCAACAGGCTTATACAGTAAGAAGATAACAGCGTAGATACCCTTGGGAAAATCGTTTTCTTCTAGACGTCTAATAGCTTCATCAATTGTGTTATTCCCTACCACAAAATGAATATTAGTAATACAACCGGCATTCACAAAACGCTCAATTGCGCCATAGGTATATGGTTGATCGTGCCACGAAACTGCCACAGCACCACAATAATGTTTAGTAACCTGTACTTGTGCGTCTGTTAGATTGGTCCCGGCAGTAGTATAAGACGGAGCAATATTCTTCATTCTGGCATAGCGAATAATCTCAAGAAAGTTTGGATGTTCATTTGGATTGCCAAAACCACCCAGGGCTACAGAAAAAGTCTTTCCCGCAGCTTCGTCAATGATTTTGCGGAAAAGATCAACTGACATATGACCCTTTGGCGTATTCTTTCCTTGTTGATAACAACCAACTTGACAAACTTTAGAAGATGAACAACCACCCATAATTCCTATGTCCATAAGTGCAGGCCAAGAACGCATTAATGGATCAACGCCACTATCTTTACCGCTTTCGGTCAAAATACCAGAAGTGTAATGAAATCCGGTTTCAGTATCGAAAATCTCTACAAAGTTATAGATTTTATCAAAATAGTGTAGTTTCATAGATCGCTCTCTTGGACCTCTTGGATATAGTATTCTTTATAGATAGGAATTTCGATGCCGATTACTAATTTCCAAACCATGTTAACTTTAAAAACGAAAACTGTTTGTTTTCCGGTTTGGAAAAATGTTTTTTCAATGTATTTACCATTAACAATTTGTTTTAGTCTATCTGCGTGTTCTTTTGACAAAAAACATGCAGCCTCGCCGCCAGTGGTTCTAAGAATATATTCTTTCATTTTGTCTCCTAGGTTCGCATTGCGAACATTTTTAGATTATAATACCAAAATGACAAAAACAAATGCAATTACAGAAGTTGTCCGGGAAGAAAAAATCTTGAAAGTTATGGATCTCCTATTCTCGGGTAAGAATAAGAAGGATGCTTGCGCAGAGGTAGGCATTGATCTCTGGACTTTCGATAGATATGTTGCGCAATCTCCTGAGTTAATTCGTACTATTCAATCTGCAATCCGTACTTCTTTTTCGTCTTTGATTGACGGAATTACAGAAAGTAGACGCAAGAATGTTGAAACACTTTTAAACGAAGCGGAAGAAATACGAACGTCTCTTTCTGCTGGTATACTTGATCGAGATAAGTATATTGCAAGCCTTCTCAAAATAGATGCGCATTTAGGAAAGACCATGGACTTTATCTATCCTGTTATTAAAGAACCGGTGGACGAAAAGCCATCGGACAAAACCAATGACGCAAAAGCAATGGAAATTCTAGCAACCGTTAAAGGGGCAAAACTCACAATGGTAGAAACGAAACGCATAGTTACTATAGAACAAGAAGATCAAACAGAAATCATTGAGGGAAAAACAATAGATAGCTAACAATTTATTACAATAGAACGGCTTACATTACCCGCATGATGGCAGGAGTAGAATCCGCTTCTGATGCTGATACTTCTGAGGCGGGAAAATGCCGACCGAAGCCGTAGACTCCACCACGTCAGGTACATGTTTTGTTGGGCTTCATGGATGGCCATTGCAACAATTCATGCAAATATCACCGTTATCAATCCATTCTTCTTCCCAGTAATACTCTTCACCGGGCAATCCATCCCACATAATATTTGGGACTTCTCGCATTTCGTGATGACCACCATGCGAACAGATTTCACAGAAGAATGACCTCTCCCATTGTTCATCGCAACTATCACAAACGATTTGTTTTTCTGCCATCATTCACCTCTGCTCAGAAGCCCAATATAATGTTGGCCCCCGTATATTTCAGCAAACGTAGCAACTACCACGCCTTCTGATACACAGACTCCAACGTTTCCTTCGTTGTCCATTTTGATTTCAACCGCTTTACCGTTTGCGTCAATATGGACAAATTCACCAGCACGCAAACAAATAAAGGATACATCTATCGTTTGTGAAGCATGCAATTTGTGGGATTCGTATTTTTGTTTTTTAGGATATTCAGGCATGGCTTACTCCTTTATAAAATAGGGGGCTAACGGTTTGCGTTACCTGCCAGAAGCGGCGGGAGCAGATAAACGCTTGGATTTTCGGCCAGCCCGCTTCTGGTCAGGCGAACGCCGTGTTAGGTGCGCCAAAATTTCGCCACACACAGCCACCATGAGCCTACCATTTTTAGAAGTCTCGTCAAACTTTTTAGTATCGTCTCTTGTCTCGTAACCAAACGATGAAGCGAGACGCTCATACGTTTCGTGAAACAGGATTGCTAGTTTTAGAGCATTCATAAAACTCCCTTTGCGGACGTGCCGCCGAACATATTGTTAGACCCCGCCACTTTCAACGGGAGCATTACAAGCGGCATAGCGACATGATTGTGCTTTACGTTCCCACAATTCACCAGCGACTTCATCACCTTCATCGTATGCTTTTTGTGCCATGCGTTCATATTCTTCTGCTTGCTTAATCCATTCATTTTCGTTCATTTTATTTTCCTCACGAAGGAGTCTAATGTCTAGCGTGTGCAGCAGGTGGTGGCGGGGTTGGAAAAACTGTCCGCGCCGCGAAACCCACCACCTGGCCGACACCACGCAAGGTTAGCCAGCCATCCACAGCAATGATGGACAGGCAATTACAAGAACGAAAACAAAACCGAGAATCAGAAATAGTTTTATGTTTTCCCAAGCATTTGCTCTGTCTACTCGCTCTTGATTCCATCCGAACGGCCACGCGGGCGAGCCTTGCGGAACAGGAACATCCCGTTTTGGGCTACCAGGAAGCCAATCTTCGGGCGGCACAAAACCCGAATAAAAATCGCTTTGTGACATAAGAGACCTTTCCGCCAGCAAAAGGGCTGGCTAACGGTTCGCTTTACTGGCGGGGCGGCTTAGGCAATGCGCCTTCGCCTACCAGTACATCAGCAGGGAATGAATGCTGGAAATCGGGAGCCTTAGCCCCGTTCAGTGCAAGCGGTGTTAGGCTTCGTTCTTGCATTAAGACGGGTTGGACTTGGGACAGCCTGCGGTGTGTGAGTTTTACATACTTCGGATTCAACTCACAACCGACATAAAGCCTATGATGTTTGATGGATACTTCGCCTGTTGTGCCTGAACCATTGAACGGATCAAGCACGGTATCACCTTCCTTTGTGCCTGCTAAAATGCAAGGCTCAATCAATTCTGTTGGGAATGTGGCGAAATGTGCGCCACTATAAGATTTTGTGCTGACTGTCCAAACATCCCTTTTATTTCTGACGGCATAGACTTCATCTTTCAAGCCTGCGGCGCGTCTTTCGTGGATTGTGTTGGGTTGCTGACCATCTTCCTGTAAATTCTTGAAACGCCAACGCTCACACCCTTTGACCGATAGGCTGTTTGCGTTTCCGTTCGCAAGATAAGAACCATCTTTATATTTCTTACTGCCTTTCATTACGGTATCTTTTCGCCCGTCATAATTTGCAGGCTCTAAAATCGCTTCGTAGTTATAGAAATAATCAGGCGACTTTGAGAAAAGAAATATTTGCTCATGGCTTTTTGTTGGTCTATCCTTCATGCTCTCAGGCATAGGATTAGGCTTTGCCCAAATTATCTCGGAGCGCAGATACCAACCATCAGCCCGTAAAGCAAAGGCGACCATCCAGGGGATGCCGATAAGGTCTTTGGCTTTGATAACTGGATGCTTGCCATCTGTGGGACGTGTTTCACCTTTGCCAGTTATTTGATGCTGTGCCTTTTGTAAGGTGTTGCGGTCTTGGTGTTCGGTAGATCAAGCCTGTGATGATTGACCTTTGCCGCCCCAATAACTATCACCAAGATTGAGCCACAAAGTACCATCATCTTTTAGTACTCGCCACACTTCACGGAAAACTTTTACAAGTTGTTCAACATAGGCTTCGGGGGAAGGCTCTAAACCTATTTGCCCTTCAACGCCATAATCGCGCAAGCCGTAGTAAGGCGGGCTAGTTACCACGCACTGAACCGAGCAGGCAGGCAGGTCTTTCAGGGTTTCAAGGACATTGCCTTCGAGTATTTTTGCTGACATAAGTAAGAAGCCTAACGGCAAGCGTTACTGGCAATTGGCGGAGGGTGTAGATTCACCGTCCGCTTTGCCCGCGCCCGCCAATTGTCCAGTGCACGCATTGTTGGGCGTTTTACTGGACGGCGAAAACATATTCATCGTGGCGATTTTCAAACTGGATAGATTTCGCGGGTTGAGTTTTTGTATCGTCAATTGCGTTTTCCAGACAATATCCGTGCATCCATGCCATGCGCCAGGTGATTGGGTTTTTCCCATAAACCCCGCCTGTCATAAACGGATTTTCTGTATCAACTTCGTCACCGCATATCGCACATTTCATTTTTTCACGCTCCTTTTTTGCCAAGTATACGCCCAACAAAGCGTGGAGCGGACTATTTGAAGGCATAGGCATTTTGCCCGCCGTCGTCATAAATTTACAAGGTTCTGTGCTGGCGTAAAGCCGCTCACGCAAGCCGTTAGCCAGCTTTCTCGTTTACGATTTCTGCCATGTGCTGACAGACTTCCGCGTCTGCGGGTGAACCCTGCTCGATGTACAACTGCGCGGCGGCTTCATACAGGGTGATTGCTTCCGCCAAATTACCATCGGTAAATTCGGCATCCATTGCTTGCTCGAAAACTTCACTTGCGGTTTGAGACATGATATTTTCCTTTTGCCATTTGAACAGCCAGAGCGGGCTAACATATTGATATACTAACGGCTATTAGCCTAACCTCGATTTTACTGCTTTATGATAATATGTCAATATGGCAGAGATCACACCAAAACTAATCGAACAAACCCTGAAACCGCATAAAATCCATGGTATCTCCTGTATGGTATTATCTTGGGAAGTAGAATCTCTCTACTTCCCAAGAATTGTATCATGAAATAACACTAAAACGGAATATCCGATTCGGCAGGCATGGCGGAAGCAAGATCTTCCGTAATTTGATGTTCCTGTTCAACTACAGAGGCAGTATCTGACTTTACCAAAGTAACGCGTTGTGGGAAACCGTTGAACTTTTGTGTCAAAGAAACGCCAGTTGTACCATCTTCTTTAGTCCAGGTGTCCATAATAGGATGACCCCTGAGTTCCAGAAGAACAAACTCGCCCTTTTGAAGACGAGCAATGGATTCGGCCTGTTTACCAAAAGCGGAAATGCGGACCCAGGTCTCATTAACCATCTGTAGTTGACCCTCAACCTGATAAGCATCGATCATCACGGTAGAGAAAGACGCAACTTGAGTTCCATTATTTAAGAATCTTGAAGCAGGTTCAGTACAAACTTTGATCAGAGACAGATTGTGCTTGGTTGAATATGCTTTGTACTGGGACGTATTTTGCTTGTGAGTAGCCATTTGAAATCTCCTTTAGAGATAATTAGAGTTTGTGATTAGGACATAACTAGCAACTAATATTAATTGCGCCTAGCGGACTTAAAACTTCTTGAGTATTCTCTCCTTTCAAATAATCATTTCCAGCATCAAAGAAGTCTTTCATTGGCCATCCTACTTCTTTTTGTGTTACAAACCAGTTCGCACTACGAACCTGGTGTAATAACCAAGTTGTAATCATTAGAGCAATGCCAATATAGAGCGGTTCGGGATCGAGCCAGATTGCCACTTTGCCCTCAAGTTGTGGCAGAATTGCATTACATTTTTCAATAGCATCAGCATGATCTTTAATGTTTTTTAGATCCAGTACTTTCAGATCCATGGTATCAACTGCTTGTTTTGTGAGTATGACAATGGTATCCATTATGATCTCTCCTATTTCTTTTCTTTATCAAGAACGAAATGGTCTGCAACGCTTTTGGGGTTCCGTGCACGCGCTGCATTACCAGACCATGTTTTATAACAAGCTTCAATTTCGTGGTCTTTCGCTCCACAATAAGCACAGCGCATGTGGAAATGATTAACTGATCCAGACCACGTTTTTGGACAATTCTTAATGGTATGTTTATTACTTCCACAATAAGCACATCTCATTTTATTCTCCTTTTGTCTGTGCTTCTTTCCAGTGTGCCAAATATGGTATCAAGTTAGAAAATGTAGCAAGTACCATTATTCTAAAACCATTAGTGCGCAATTTGAATTCTGGCAATCGTTGGCATATAAGGCGCCATTTCTGATCTTGTGCATCCAAAATGGCAATTGCAGCGACATTGGTTTTCTTGGTGCGCGCTTTCATAAGTTCGCTACATTCGTCTATAAGTAAACGCGCTACCTTTAGCATTGTTTGCTCATTAGGTTCTTTACGAATAAAATCAACATACCATTTTGCTCTTTTAACCATGATAGCTATAGTTTACAACCTCTTGAATAGAATAAAAGACTGGAACACCAATCTTCAATGCAAATTCTACTTCCTGATCTGCTCCAGCGCTTTCTCCTGGTAAACGAAGTAGACAATCACATCTTTTGATAGTTTGCTCATCATATTCCATCCACGCTTCATAACGTTTGGGACTTACCTCGTCCCAGAAGTGGGTCCAAAGCGGAGGAACTGGATGAAAACCCAAATGTAAAAGTTCATCAGAAGCCCGAAACTGATCCAGAACATTCTCTAGCTTATTACCAATAGAATAGGGACTTGCAATGTAAACCCAACATTTTTGTGGGCTGGAAATATTTTCAGACGAAAACGGATTAGCCAAGGTTATAAACTCTTCAATCATGTTTTATTCTCCTATATCCTTAGTATATATTTTTTCACAAGAGAAGTCAATAGGCAATTTGTTCGCATTGCGAACTATTCACTTTTATTCTTCTCAAGAATGGCAAATAGCCGATCACCAAATTCTGTACCGTACAACTCTTCGGCAAGCGCTCTTAGGTAATCAGCGCTGTGTTCCAGGTCTGGCTTATACTTTTTATTGTCAATATCCCAAGCCCAACCATAAGCCAATTTATTGCATTTTATAACAAGTTCTTTTCGTTGATTCTCAACAAGCAAAAAATATCTTGACATTACCTTAAGATATAATTGCTGATCGTCAAAAAACAATTTGGCAATTTTGTTTTCAAGTCTTTTGTTTATTGTTTTATCTCTTATTGTTTGATTTATTGCACATTTATGAGTAGTTTTTAGATATCATGACCATCAACGTTTGTACTGCGAATATCGCCTGAAACAGTAGGAACAAAAGCGGAACACCAAAGTCCGGGCGCTTTGTTTGCAAAAAGGTTACCGTCTGCGATATAAGCAAAACCATTGGCAATTTTGCGAACTCTAACCATGTGCAAATTGTCAACCTTTCGTTCTGGATGACTTTCTGGATAGAACGGATCACCATAAAACCAATACCAACCAGATTCCTGTGGATATGGACCGGGCAACAGAGTTGTTTGAGGTACTTGTAACATTGTTTAATCTCCTGAATGACAATGGACTAATAATAAAGCCCATTAAACATAGTTTCTTCTTGAATATCGATACTTAGATCTTTGTTTTTGCTCATGTATTCCATAAGCTCTTTGATCTCACTAATTTGCCTCCCTGCTTTCCCAATCAAAATACCCGGACAATGTGTTTTGATGTGGACCGTAATCCTATTTCCTTTCCAAGTAGCCCATACTGCTGTAATGTGCGATAAGTAAGCACCAGAACTATCTGAATTATATGGATATTGCACTAAAGCCTTACAGAATATCTTACTGTCAATTTCATATTCAAACCCAAGTAACTTCTTGATTGTGTTGAACATAGTTATTTTCCTTTAGATATAAATATTACTTTCCGGATGCGTTTTTGTGCTATCCAGTGAAACAATATCAGCAAACCAGATTTGATAACCAACAGAGCGATAAAAAGCATAGTGTTCTTCATATACCTTATAAGTCTCTTCTGGCATACTCACATTTCTGCTTATCATAGTTTCACAACGACATCCATGTGTAATATTGGATTTATACGTGAATATTACCTTCTTCTCTCTTGTTGAGGCCGATTTTCATTATCAACAAGAGAAAAGGGATATATAGATTACTTGACAGGATCGCCGTAACCATTGTTTTGCCAATGGTCTTCTACCCAATCTTTACAAAATATCAAAGACAAGGGGTTATGGACACCGCTATGCTCTCTAATATCTTCTGGGAACATAGATGCAAGCTGACAAACCGCTTTTATACGGGCGATTTTTATGTTTCTTCCGCCAAAAGTACCGTAATGTTCTGGGTACAACCTGCCCATTTTTTCAACTTCTTGGATTACCTGCTGTTCCCAGGATAGTGTATTGTCTGACAAAGTAATCAAAAGCGTGTAATTACCGAGTCTTATGTTCATTTTGTCTCCTTTAGTCTAGTTGCCAGTCTGTAAGCCTGGGCTTCTCGTTAATCTCTTGTCCGGTACGAATTGCTATTTTGGCAGTACGCCTATAGGTTCTATGCGCCCACCGCTTCCAGAAGCGCAAAGTATGGGCCACATTCCTTGTTTTGCGAATATGGCCCCTTTTCTTAGAGTAACAGCGAATTTTAGATACTGTTGCCATAATTCGCACTACGAACTCTTTAGCACAAGGGCAATTATAAACAAAAGCGAAATTATCGCATAAAGCTTTACAAACAACCAGGCGATCCTTCTTCGATCATTAATGTTCATATAGCTCTCCAATATTACAGAAGTCAGACAACTAATAAAGATATTTGTGGGCTAAAGAAGAGTTCCTGGCCATGGGCCAAAAACTATCCATGCTAAAACAAGCACAAAGAGGATTAAGAAAAAAACAGCGTTCACCGAGATATTCTTTTCTTATTTAGAAAAACAATAAAAAACAGAGATATTAAGGCCGCTAACGCCCACGCGGTTATTTTATCTGGTTCTGTAGATAATCCCATAAAGAGACCAGCAAAAAGACCGCAAGCCCACGCAAAATAAATAAGCCAAATGCTCATAATATTGTCTCCTTGTTCTTAATGGCCTTCTCAAGCACATTAATCATTGGAAGCGGATTGCGCTCATACAACCATGCTCTCCATGGGCTAAAATAATCCTCATCGGATGTGGGCAAAAAACATGAGCGCCCACGCGAAACAGCAAGCGGACAAGCAGAACAAAGGTTTCCGACAAACCGATAAAGCAGACACAGCGCACACGTCGCTTCTGATATTTCAATTTTTCCACCGTGGCCTAAAACGTCGCCATTAAAATTGGTGATGCAATCGTGTTTTTCTAAATTCTCTTTTAGTAATCCCTTCCATTTCCGTAAAGAGTGTGCCGGCGCGTCTTTTTCCAACACCTCACTAGCGGGAACCGGATAAAACTCATTCATCCAGGTTTGCAAAGTCATTAGTTTACTCCTTTTGCTTCAAGGACAGCAATCTGAGACTTGGTATACTTTTGCCAATAGTTATCCAGATTGCCATATAAACGAATATTGCCATCAAGCATTGTTCGCATTCTTGCCAAAGCGCCTTGTTGTCGAGCAAACTTCTTGGAATTCTTATTCGCTTTACGAACCCGATCATGTCCAAAACGCTGTTGATATGTCTGTTTCATTGTTCCTCTACAACGGGATAATTATCAAGCCCAGGAATGGTAACGGCGCCCATAAGATCAAGTGCTTTGGCATCCCGTTCTTCTTGGGACAATCCTTCAAGAGAGACTGCATTCTCTGGCGCCCGAGACACCTTAGGCTTCTCAAAGTCTGGCAACGCCCGTACCCGTTCAATCATCTCTTTGGTTGCCGCATGTGCCTTAAAATCTCCCGGAAATACGAAGAAAAATATTCCATTGGCCGCCATAAAGCCAATATCTTTACTCTCGGCAAGTTTGCGTAATTCTCTTTTAGTCATATTTAATCTCCTTTTTCGTATCATACTACAAAAACGCCCAGAGAGGATGGGCAATATTCCTCTCTGGGCTATTGTTGATGGTTACTCTACAATCGAAACCGAGTAGCCCTGGCGGGCAATCACGCGGGTGATGATCATAAAGTTTTCCGTGGTCACGGCGCGCTTACCAGGAATGGCGGTGGTTCCAAGCACCAGAACGATGTTTTTCCCGATCAGCGCATCTTCCGGGATTTCGTCGCCGTTCGCAGTGCGAACCATACCAGCTTTCCGGGCCAGTGCCACTTCCATGCGCTTGAAGGAATTTGGGATAGCTTCGCCCTTCTCTTTGGCCTCGTCCGCCTTCTTGATCATGGCCTTGACGTTGCCATAATCCTTGAACGCCTTTGTCTTGAGAACGCGGGTATTCAGGCGCTCTTTCAGGCCAACCAGGTCGTTATTGCGAACAAACGGTTCCTGTGCGGCTTTCTCTTTCAGCGCCCACTCAATGGACTCGGCAAAGAACAGACGCAGGGCGCGTTTGGCAGCAACCGCTTTGTACACATCGTCCAGGCCGTCCAGCAGGCGTAGGGCATCCCGATCATAGGTGATCCATTCGGGTTCTTCCTTCTCGTAATTGCGCCATTCAACAACCTTGAGGGTGAAGCGATGACCGTTCCAGGACACGCGATACCAGGCATCCTCAACAATCGGCTTGGTGTGGGCATACTTACCCTCTGTAACAGCCTGTTGCAACTCTGCACTACCGCGGATATAGCCCATGCTTTCGACACCAAATTCTTTCTTGACGTCGTCCCGGGACATGCGGAAGTAGAACTTTCCGGGTTCAAACACTGGATATGTGCCAACCCAGACATGGGTCGCGGCATTGCAAATACCGTGAACACGGTCGGGCGCGTCGATGTAGAACGGAGCCTTGTCTTCGTCGCCGTCTACGCGCAGCAGAGCCAGGTCGTTGCGACCATTGGCGGGCTGAAAAGTAAACGGCGCGGCAAGTGGCTGATCAGATATGGCATTGATGGATTTGGCGGAATTCTTCTTGGACATTTTGGTCTCCTCGTTGTTGATGATTGAATTGACACCGTTTGAAACGGGTAATACGGACTTCTTAGCCACCGTTGGCCTCCTTGATGATGGCGGAGATCGCCGCTTCGATATTGACCTTTGCGGTCAAATGGGCATTGAACTCGGACATTTCAAGTTTCTGGCGCATTTCTGCCAGTTCTTTGCAAGTATCCTGGTACGTGGTATCCAGTGCGAGGATTTGTTGGCGATATTTCTCAACCACGCCGCGGATTGCCAATGGCAACTCCGCCATGTTCTTGACGCCTTTCTTTTCCAGCAGAATGGCGCGAGCGGCATGTTCCAGGTGAACTTTCCGGATAGCAAGATCGCCTATCCTCTGGTTCGCAGTGCGAAAACCGTCAACGCCAGCCTGCGCAACGGCAAGTTCCGCTTCCAGGGCCGCCAGTTCGTCAGACTTCTGGACAAGCGGGTTATCACTGAACTCGGTAGCAATGGCGAAGACGATTTCGGGGTCCAGGCGAACCTCGACGGCGCTTCCAAGATTGGCAAGCGTGATTACGGTTTTTTGGTTCTGAGACATTTTGAACTCCTTGTGTCTAGGCGAACAACAGGATAGCGATGGCGCCAAATAGCGCAAATGCGGCAAACGACCAGAACACTACACGATCAAGGGCCATAGGGTTATCTCCTTTCTTTGGATGGACGATATAAGTCCTACATTTCCCTATATAGGACTTATATAGTGAAATCGTTGGCGGTGCGTAGGGCTCCGGTAGTCCTATTCGCCATACACGAAGTAGGAGAGTAGGTCATACCTCTCCTGGGCGCTCTTCAACGCGAACTGCCCCTGCCAGATTTCCCTGATCTCGTCGTTAGGAACGCCTGCCGTGGCCAGGCCGCGCATGACCTGAACACGAGTAACGCCAAGTATCTCGGCGTCGGTACAGTTGTCATTGAACATCTCGCCCATGGCGTCTAGCAACCATTGAGTCGAGCGACGAGGAAGTAACGACTTCTCGCCATTTGTGGACTTGGGAATACGAAGGGTAGCCATTTCTCTCCTTTTTTCGCAGTGCGAACTCCGCACCAGAGTAGCGACCTAAGCAGGTCGGTTCTGTGCTTATCTCTCTGTTCGGATAAGCACAGACGCAACGACTTAGGCTTGCTGTTGTAGACGGTTTTTGGCGTCTGCCAGTACCCGCCTTACCATGTAGTCCAGATTGCCATGTCCGGGACATCGGGCATTTCCAGCCAACACAATAAGCGAGACAAGTAAACGCATGATCGGTTCGTAGATCGCAAACATTCTTCACCTCGTGTTTATGCGCTTAATGAACTCTTGTGAGCCATTCGCGCCAGCCCTTGTAACCAACATGCCGTGCGCCATGCCCAGAAGCGCGGGTAGGCGCAGGATCGTACGGACATCTGGGTCAATGGGTGTCCAGGTAGTCGCACACCACCTAGAGGTAATCCATTGCCAGGCTTGCATAACGGTCATTCTGCCTCCTTCATGGACACAAGTCCGTTGTTAACGCGGTTGAACGCGCGCCCATCGACAGGGCGCGCGGTTGCGGACAAAGACTGTTTATCATACTGGACAGTCTTGCAACCAATGCCGTTGACAACATGGGCGTTTCTGCCCATGACTACGATACGCTGACCGACAGCCATCTTCTCGACGGCTTGAAGAGCAGCACTTACGGATGTGAACACCTGTGCTACAGGCATCGCAACCTCCTTAGTGTGTGCCTATTGAGATAGGTTAGGCAGTACCTGTGTGCTTAACACCAACAAGCACAGTCCAATGCTGTCTACTACCACCCTTGTAGACAGCATGGCGACCGTGTTGTTATTACTTGGTTTCGGCCTTGACCTTGACTTCGGCCTCAATGGCCTCAGCAAGGAAGATGCTGGCCTGGGCGTCATTGCCCAGGCGTTCCATCTCCAAGGCGTGGCCGAACTTGACGCGAATAGTCATGGCCAAGTCACGGACGCCGTCCTCGCGCACGATCTGCATGAAACTGGTATTGGTATCCATCGTACATCTCCTTTGCCTGTGCCTTCTCTTGCGAGTAAGGACTTATCGGCACTAGACCTAAGCAGGTCTGCTCTGCCTTTCCCCCTATAGGCAGAACACACATGCCTAGTCCTCGCAATGAACCATTGCGAGGTAGTCTTGATGCGACCAGTCACACGCGCACTCATAAGCAGAGCATTCATGCAACTGACACCAATATTCGCCCATACAATCAAGTACCACGGGCGACTTCATGGATTCGTCCATATTGCGTTCGTCTTTCAGCACCATTGCAACCAAACCAATGGCACCGATAACCAAACCAATACTTAGGCCAACAAGCAAACCAAGCGCGAACATCGTAACCTCCTTTATGCAAGTAAGAGACTTGCGGCTTATGCCTAAGCAGGCATCGCAACCTCCTTAGTGTGTGCCTATTGAGATAGGTTAGGCAGTACCTTGTTGTACAAGCGCACAACTGTAGTAGTCCTCTTGTAGAGAGAGGACTACTTGGAAGTTGGGACTTGCTAGAACACGACCGAGTCTACAATCACGCCCGCGGGAATGACGATGGACATGATCACGCCAAAGATAACGGCGCCAACATCAACGGGAAGGATGGTCATTTTCCGCTCCGAACATCGTTGCAGTGCCACGAGTTGTAGTCCTTGTACCCCGGGTCGTTACACCATACCACTTCCAGTGCGCTATATCCCTGCTGAACAACGTTGTCGGGATTCATAACCTGGCCGCCAGTTTCGGGACCGCCACACGTAGCGCAATCGTTATCAACAATCCCGCCATCGTCGCAAGCAATGGAGGAGAGGGCGAGCATTAGTACGGCCAACAAGATACAAGCGTTTCGTTTAGACATTGCTACCTCCTTGGGGTAGGGGGAGAGGGGGGCAGGGGCGTCACGAAAAGCCACGAGCCGAGGGGGGAAGGGGGAACGGGGGATGAACAAAGAAGAGTCCTATATAAGCGACCCCCCCCCTGTTCATGCACCATCTCTATACCCTTCTTAATAGTCTCCTTATAAAAACTCTCCCTTTTTCGGAAAATCGGTTTTCTTGGAAATCTATACACGAGAAGGTTGTCGCGTATAGGTTTTGGGCATTATTCTCCATGGAGATAATGGGTATTCTGGTACAAAAAGGCTGGATTTTGTGATATATTGACTATGTTGTGTGTCAACAATCAAAGGAGATAAAACATGAAGATATTGGCTTATGACTACGAACTGATCTATTCTCCCGCCAAAAAACTTGGCGGGACCGACAATTCTGGGCAAATGAATCCAATGAGCCAGATTATTCTTATTTCGCCAGAACAGCACGTACAATCACAAGAATCTACCGTGATCCACGAGATACTAGAGGCGATAAAGTATCATTGCCAAATCAACATTACCCACGAAGAACTGTCCGTTCTTGAAGTGGCAATTTACAATGTGCTTAAAGATATGGGAATGGATACTTCTCTTCTGCTCAAAGAGCTGTCTCGGAATAAGACCAAAAAATGATTCTTATAGGCATCTATCAAATAAGGAATGTGATTAACGAAAAAATATATATCGGATCTGCCATTAATATTGATAGACGGTGGAATGAGCATGTTTCTCTCTTAAAAAGAACAAAACACCATAGTCGTCATCTTCAATCTGCCTGGAATAAGTATGGTGAAGAAAATTTTGAGTTTTCTATTCTCGAAGAATGCGAGAAAGAGCAACTGGTCGAACGAGAACAGTATTATATAGACAGTGTTTGTCCAGAATACAATATTTGCAAAAAAGCATATAGCAAACTAGGAACAAGACACACAGAAGAATCTCGCTTAAAGATGTCTCTTGCGAATATTGGAAAACATTTGTCTTTTGAAACCCGCGAGAAAATGTCTCTCGCAAGGAAAAACGTATCCGTCGAAACCCGCGAGAAAATATCGCGGGCGCTAAAAGGACATAAAAGAGGTATGCTTGGAAAACATCACTCGGAAGAAACCTGTATGAAAATGTCTCTTGCTTTAACTGGGAATAAAAACCATAATGAAAAACGCGCTTCCGAAGAAGCGCGCGCCAAGATGTCATTGGCGCAAAAAGGCAAAACCGTATCACTCGAGGCGCGCCTGAAGATATCTAGGGCACAAAAAGGAAAAATTGTTTCTCAAGAAACCCGTGATAAAATATCTCTAACTCTTAAGAAAAAATATGCCGCCAAAAGACTCGCGTTGGTTCCGATGGCAGAAAATATGTTGGTGGAGGTTGTCGAAAATGAACCCGATTAATAAATTTGTACAATTTCTAATTGATCATTCTCCGGTTATTTGCACCGTTTGCAAGAAAGCGATCTTCAAAAAAGACGCCATAATGGAGCAAAGCAATTTAGGCATTTTTGTTCCGCTTTGCGAGGAATGCAGAGAAAAGATATTTAATCCGCTTCGCAGTGCGAACTCAGCAAAAACCTGTTGGTATCTTGACAAAATATGTCCTAAATGTCAGAAGATCGGCCTTGTGAACAAGTTGACAACCAACGGAAAAGACATTTGGTGCGAGAATACCAAGTGCAATTATCGCACATACTGACATATCGCCGGAGATACATCGCAAAATGACACAATATTGCACCGCATGTTCAAACGAGGCTACAGAACTGACTCTCGATAGTTTTCAAAAGGCAATCGATCTGCTTTTTCCGACACTACATTACGCATTAAATAAATATACAGATCGTGGCACAATATATCTTCTTAAGGAAACAAACAGCAATCCAAAATGCGTAATTTTTCATCCAGACGATTTAGAGAATGTAAAAAGCAGACTTGGCTCGATAAGGCGCCTTGTTGACATAAAAGACGAACCGCTGGAAAGCAAAAACAACAGATTGTTAAAAAACCTAAAAGCATTGGCGGAGTCGCTATAAATGACAAGAAAATATTATGTGTTGGAACGCAGGGATATGTCGCGTCCGTTCAGAAAAGCACTACTTGATGCGAACTATAGAAAAACCGTCGATCCAGACGAGGCGAGTTTTTTGTTATATGACTTGGAACAAGATCACTATAGGCCGATTCTAAATGAATTTGCGAAAACAAATAGACCGATTTTTGTCTATCCACATTCTGCAAATTCCTGGTACTTCTGGGACGGTTTTCACAAAGAGTTTCCAGTAAGTTGCAACTTTGTATTTACCAGGGAGATCAAGAACGCCATGATCTCTTATGGATATAGGTCAAGAATAGAACCGTGTGGCTTTTCTTGTGGAGAAGTAATCAATTGGAAACCAATGCGGGAAAAGACGTTGCTATTTGCGCCAATGCACACAATGGGACCTGCTGGACAGGATTTTCTTCGTTCTCCAGCAAGTTTTGAACTAAACAGAAAAGCGCTTGAGCGAGTATTTGAGTTGGCGCCACTATTCAAAAAAGTAACTATTAGATATGGCAAAACGTTTTCTGCAAGCGGCATGTATGATCCACAAATACCAAATGTGACGTTTGAGCAAGCCAATCTGAAAACAAAAGATGCGCTTGCGAGTATTGGTAGGCATAATATAGTAATATCTGCTGGAACACTAGCCCATTTAGCGGTTGCCAGAGGAAAACCAACGATATTCTATGGATCACAAGGACAGCCGCCACGAGAAGACGGAATGACCGTTAAGCACTACAGTCTCTACAAATGGATAGACTATCCTGTCCAACTTGATGGGATGTCAGACAACATGATCATGCAGTTTGCGGTGCGACAAGACCCAAACGTAGAACGGTGGAAAAAAGTAAATATTGGCAGTACGTTTAACGCAAACAGGTTCTTGTCTATAGTTCGGGAGTATGTAAAATGAACGATAAGGGCTTTCTGTATATGGCCTTTGGAGAAAAGGCAAAAGAGGTGGCAGGCAAAAGCGTCGCCTCTATAAAGAAACTAAATATAAACATTCCAATTGCCACCGTTGGCGATATACAGGTTAACGGAACCGCATTTATAGAATGGAACGGACTTAATCCGCGGCGCAAAGACGGCGAACTTGGGTTTCTTGCCGGAAAAGTAAAGCCGTTTCTTTACCATCTTAGTCCATTTCAGAAAACTCTGTATCTTGATGCGGATACAGCCGTCAAGAAAGACTTGACAACTGGATTTGACTATCTGAAAGATCACGATATTTGTGTTTCGTATCACGTTAGGCAAAACGGCGATCCGTGGTATGTTGACGAGATATTCGCAGATCCGCTTTTGTCGCCTCCCATTAGCAAAAATAGTATCATGGAGCGAGAGATAACGCAGGCAATGATTGGCGACAAGAGAATGCCGTTTATAAATACCGGCGTAATCTTCTTTCGCACTAATGAAAATACGCAGATGTTCTTTGAGACATGGTATCAAGAATGGCAAGTATTTGGCGACTGGGACGAGCAAATGGCGTGGCACCGAACTATGTGCCATTGTCCAGACGTAAAAGTAAAACTACTTGACCCAATTTGGAACCAAAAATACGAAAGTAGTAGCACTATAATACTTCATCGAATGGGTAAAAAGAAAGCACGAGGACAATAATGCAAAATGTTATGAATAATCCGCTCGGACTAGTTTTCTGCGATTCTTCGTGGGAGGAAAATTTTATCATGGACGAAATCCAGACCGAGTACCGGCCCGATACGTGGAATCTGCAACCAGGCGATACCGTAATAGAAATCGGCGGACATACTGGCGAAGTAAGTATGACTCTGGCAAAGAAGTACGGCGCCAGGGTATTCGTCTTTGAACCGTCACCGCTCAACTACAGTAGACTAATGGCAAATATCAAAACGAATAGACTTGGCGATCTAATCAAGGTTTTTAACTTTGCCATTACTGGAGATGGCAGAGACATTAGAATGCACATGACAAAGAACTCGGGCGCGCATAGGATTTATGGTAGCAAGGCTGGTCCAATTGTGAAATCAAAGACACTAAAAGATGCTCTAAAGATGTGTAAATTCGACAAGCCGCCCAAAGTAATGATTATGGATTGCGAAGGCGCAGAATTTGAGATCCTCAAAGACCTAGAGCCACTTAAGGGAATAGAGATATTCCGTGGCGAGTTCCACGAGGCTTTTGGTGGTGGCAATATAGACGAACTGTTGGCCATAGTGAAAACAATTGTTCCAAGTGTTTCAGTCTGCATGACGTATGCCAAAATCGTCAAATAACCCCAAAACATGGTATATTGCAGAGAAGAAACTAAAATGAAAAAAATATATTCTTTTGTTTTATTTGCGCTTTTTCTAGTTGGCTGTGGGAACAAAGCAGTCGTGGACGAGGCCAAAGCTTATCAAATAGTTGTAGAAACCGATCAGCGGGCGCTTTTTGATGAACAGGTTCGCGCTGCGAATGAAAAAGCCGCAGAGCAGAAAGCAATCGAAGATGCCCGTTGGAATGATTTATTCGACCACATGGTCATTGCCATTAAGAAAGTTGCTAATTTCGTGGTTTATTCTATCGGGATCGCCTTATGTGTTATTGCGCTTGGCGGCGGATGGGTTACGAAAGAGACAGTAATTGGACTTGGACAAGCGCGAGTGGCCAGGGCGCAACTAGAGGCTTGCCTTATTCACATGGACGAGAATACCCGAACATTCCCGGCGTTTACTATGAAAACAATTAGCGGAAACCATTTTATTACCATGCTTACAACCGGGCAAACTTTCAAACTAGATGCGCCAATAGAGGCCAATCCCTTGCTAATTGCGGCGCTTGCCCAGGTATCTACTACGGGCGTATACGCAAGAGAGGCGAGTAAGGCCGCAATAATTCGCGGTGGCGATGTCCACCCCTTTGACCCAACTGTTATAAGTGGTACTATAACAAACGTAGAATAAGTTCGCACCGCGAAAAATAGACAATAAAAGGAGAAAATATGGAAGATATGATCCGGTACAAAAAAGGGGCAGAGAATTATATGATTGTCACAAGGAATGGCAACATGATTGCGCAGATTATGGAAGGAGGGATGTTTGGAGATGGGAACATGGTTGTTATTGACAACTTTGGGCATACCGTTAATGCGATAGACGAAGCCGCCGCCATTGCCGCGGTTGAAAAAATTATTATGACTGGCAAACTGTCCGACTTTTAAAAACAAAGGATAAAACTGCATGGATATTTCAAATAGCGCTCTGATCAAGAAATATAACGAGTATTATATTGCCGACCCCGAAAAATGGTCTGGTGACGAACGAGACGAATTTTGTTTCAGTGCCGTGCGATCACACCAAAATATCGAGAACATCCTGGATCTTGGGTGCGGAAACGGACATTTACTGCGTTACTTTGCAGATAGGTGGGGTAAAACCGCGCGGTATGCCGGACTTGACTTTTCTCCCGTTGCCTGCGAACTTGCCAAAAAGAAAGTACCGGAAGCAGATATTCGTTGTGGTCTGATCGAAGATACCGACTTTGGACATACCTTTGATGTAGTTGTTCTATTGGGTGTAATCGAACATCTGGACCCGGAAGACATAGATCATAAAGCAAGTCTAGCCGCAATTGGCAGGTTTATGTCGCCAAATGGCATTCTTTACATAGAGGCCCCCAACTGCATAAGTTACAGAAACAGTATTCACGAAGAGGGGTTTCGGCAACTTGCTTCGCGAAATCGCCAATATGAATGGCATCTATTTCGCCCTACTTGGGAAAAGATATTCCAGAACGCCGGGCTTGAAATCATAGAAAGTATTACCGGCCCGAAGCAGGAGTGGGAATTCATCTGGACGCTACGGAAGCGCAATGACAGATAAGACAACTTTCTTTATTCGCGATCATCAAGAGAAGGGCCAGGCATACGAACAGGCCATGCGAAATGCTGGCTGGAAACCAGCCGACTATACCCAAAATCCAACGGTTGCCCTTTTTGATAGCGACGTAACAAAATGGCGAATAGACAGAATTAATAAAATGCCCGAGAGTTGTCTAATTTTTCTGTTTGGGCACACGGCAAGGCCGCCGCTTTGGTATGATTTTAGAGAATGTCATCCACATCCCAAAACGACTGCTATTTTCGTTCCGTCTATAGGACATAAACAAGTACTAGATCGCATTGGAGTTACAAAACCAGTACACATTGTTGGCTGGTCGTTCTGCGACCAGAGAGAATTTGCGCCAGTATCCAAAATAATACGAAAAGTAACATTTGCTCCAATTCATGCAAATACAAATGGTTGGAACGCTCCGGTCAACCAGGAGATTAATCACAAAATAATGGATCGTCTTTTGGAGGCACAAAAAGCACACTCTTTTGACATTACGGTTAGATACCTTCGCTCACTGGACAGTTGTGGACTACACAGGATTTCCAATGTCAAGTATGTACTTGGTTTACCAGATCAGTCCTTTAAAGAAATAGATACAGCGGACTTGGTAATTGGCACAGAAACTTATGCCTATCTTGCGATTGCCCGCGGAAAACCAACCCTAATGATGGCAGAGAATGTCCCGCCAAGGATTGGAAACTCACAAGATAATTTCGATTACGTAAAGTCGTGGGATAAGTATAGGGACATTATGGAATATCCACTTGATTCTGCGGTTGGCAATCTTTGGGACACAATGCAATCTGCCTGCAAGCCAAGAGAAGACGTTTCCTCCTGGCGAGAACGAATGATTGGAGACCCATTTTCTCCTACCAACTTTATCAAGATTGTAAAACAATACATAGACGTAAATGCAAATATGGTGTAAACTGCAAATAAGAGGTATACAAAAATGAAACTAGCAATTCTTCTAAGAGACATATTTTCAACAGGGGACGGAAATCACAAACTAATTACCGAAACCGGAATTTCGCATGGTCTTCTGTATTTTCCGTTCCATGGACGCGGAACGGAAAAGATGGAAATACTTATTGAGGACGGTGCGAACTTTGGTCTATCCACCATATCTCCATTTCTTCCAAGAGCAATTATAAAGAATGACCAGAAAGTGATCACAAAACTGGTTGATAATGTTTTGTCTCTTGGAAGTTTTGATGAAATCTACATTGAACCCGATACCAACTTCCCGGATAGTCTTGAGACAGAAAAGCGATTAATTGGTGCTTTTCTGGAAAAGAACCCGAAACTTCGGGTTGGCATATTGGCTTCGCACTATTGCTGGCTAGAAAAATGCAAAGAACTGTTGGCAATTGCCCCCAATTTGTTCCCGGTTCCAATTATCAATGACGAAAAAACGCCACTGGAAGAAATATTCTCGTTATTCAAGACCGAATTGAAAAACCCAAAACCACTAATCGTATCACTTACTACCGAAAGTAAGATCAACCTGCCATACTTGCTTGGCGAATATAAAGAATATGTTCCGGAAACCATTTTCTGGTCATTCTTCTCCTTGCGCGACCTGAACCTGCCCGTACTCAAAGAGGTAACGCTAAAGAAAGCCCAACCCGAGAATGCCATTGCGAATATTTATATCGCAACACGCTCGGTAGCGGTTAGAGAAGGTCCGTCCATGGCTTCTGGAATGATTGCCAATACCCACGTTGATGGTTCGCAATACGAATTTGAAGAAATTATTCCAGAAATCGACGGTTTTTCGTGGGCCAAGATTAAAGATGGTGGTTGGGTGTGTTTTTCACAAAACAGTGGCATACAAAATTTCAAGAAAAAAATAGGAGAATAGAAAAGTGGAATCAAACGTTATCTCAAAACATAAATATCTTGCACTAATCAATGTCCTGGCGCTTATGGTCGTACTCGTGGCGCTGCTTGGACTTAGTTATGCATCATTAACGCAAACCATCCAGGCGTTTGCGGCCTGGGCCGATCCAACTTTGTGGATTGGTATTTATTTGCCAATTCTGCTTGGTTTATTGTTCCAATATGGGCAGAACGCCGCGCTGTATCTTCGTAAGCGCTTTGGATCAAACCGTATCTTACAAGACGGTTTTCCTAAGTGGCTTACTACTAACAATATTTCCATTTCTATGTTTGTTATCTGCGCGATTGTCGATGGCGCCACTAACATTTTGTGGTTTGAAAAGAACGTTGTTGCAGACTTGTCTTCCAACGTTCCGATCTATCGCCTTATTGGCTGGCTTGGCATGGCCCTGCTTGTATTTGTTGAAGAAGTTCTCGGTTGGGTACTTGATGGTCTGTCTCTATCTGCGAAAGAGTACAGGTCGATTATTGAGGCAGAAAAACGAGTTTCGCCAACCTCTTCCTATAAACCAGTTTCTAAAAGTATCATAGACGAAGATGATGAAGAAGAATACAAACCATCGTCTAATTTTCGTCTGCGTCCGCAACCGGTGAAGAAATACTCCGAGACTAAGGCGCACATCTTGGGAAAAATCAACGAACACGGAGAAAAAGAATGACCTTTGACAATAATTTTCATGTACAAACCAAATATCGAGAACTGGAAGAGGGCCGAAAAGTCATTGATCTTGATGATCTGGAAATCGTAATTGGTATCCAGGCCCAGGGTATACAGCCGCTTAGTTGTATTACCAATGGAACAAAACTCAAAATGTTGTTCTATGAAGATGAGGCGTTGCCGAAATATCAACTCATTTCGCTTGCTCTTGTTGGTTCTCTTCCAGAAGATACTCCGGCAAGTTTTCTGCCAAAGTCATTTATGGACTATTACATCATGGAAATACGGGCCAAGCGCAACTGGAACCAAGAACTTGCTATGATGCGGTCTATGAACCGTCCGCGGTCATAAAATAGGTCAAAAATGTACGATAGTACAGATGCTATAAAGGCACACATAAAAACCGTTCGCGGATTAATCGAAGAAGTTAGAGGAAATCTAATGTTGCGTCAAATGGCGCATGATGCGAGCAAATTAATAGAACCAGAAAAGAGTATGCATGACGAATATACTCCTAAGTTAAAAGCGTCAACATACGGAAGTGATGAATATCGTGGTTTCTTAATACAAATGGGAACGGCACTACAACATCACTACGACAATAATTCTCACCATCCCGAACATTGGTTTAATGGAATTAGCGGAATGAGTTTGCTTGACCTGATTGAAATGCTTGCAGACTGGAAAGCCGCAAGTTTACGCCATGCAAACGGAGACATTTTTGAGTCTTTGAGGATCAATAAAGAGCGTTTTCAAATATCAGATCAACTTATTGAAATTCTGGAAAATACTATCCGCGAAATGGTATGGACTTCCGCGGAGTTAAATAAATAATGGCAAAGTTGGAGAAACTATATAAACTCTCATTGGCAGAAGTAGAACTTATGAAAGCCAGCGAGAGTGATCCGAATCTGTGGGCTAGATATTGGTTACAAAAAGAGGGACAAGATAGGCCGTTCCAGTTTGATTACAATTTCACAGAAGAAGGAAAGTGGCAAGTTGACGCTATTATGGCAAAGCAAGAGGGCGTGCTGGCAATCTGCGGAATCAGCGCGGGCAAAACCTTGGCCGTGGGCCTTGGTGCTTGCTTTCACGCAACCATTACCCAGGAATTTGAGTTCTACAATATTGGCAAGGACCTAGATCAAGCCAGGATTATGTATGATCTAATCCTGAAATATGCCAAGAATACCCGTTTAGAGAAACTTATATCGGGAAGTCCGTCTAGTCCACATCCTAAAATCAATTTCAATTTCTATGTTGGAAACATCCTGTTTTCTTCTGTAATGCACTTCTATTCCGCGGGCGAGCTGTCTGATGCAAGCAATCTATTCTCTCAGCGTGGCGATTGGTTCAATATTGAAGAGGCGTGGCGTTTTGACGACCTATCCACGCTGATTATGCGCCTAACCACTCGCGGAACTGGCGCTACAGCATCTGGCCGCCCATTTATGGGTAGGCTTAGTATTATCTCGAATCCATTGGACAATCCACAGCTTTGGGCTTTATTTGACAACGCCAAGGCGGACCCAGAACACTGGGCAGTATTCCTAATAGACTCGGAACAGAACCTAAACAACACTCCCGAGCAAATTGCTACACAGCTACGCAATATCCCAGAAGAAGAACGTGGTTTTTATCTTACCGGAAAGCGACCAGAAGGACGTGGTAGTTACTTCTCAAGAACGGTAGTTGAAGCCTGTGAAAGCGAAAGTCTTGCAGCGCAACTTCGAGAGGGAATTGCCGCGGGCGTTCCGGGTTTTCATGGAGAAAGTCATCCTGCTATGGGCTACTGGCATTATCGTTTTCCCAGGGACCCTATGCACACCTATATTATTACCACCGATCCCGGAACAGGCGCGGCGCCAAGCAGGAACGCGCCAGTAATCATGGTACATGACGTTACCAATGCGCCAAAAGTTAATGTTGTTTCTGCTTTATGGTGGGGCAATGGCGGCGGCTCAATTATGCCATGGGTAAACCACCTACTTGAGTTTATGAAGATATATCAACCTGTCTTTGTGGGCGTAGACTCAACGTCTACCCAGAAGTATTCTGCGGAACTATTCAATGTTCAATATGTCACTGGAAATAACTATTCCGTAGAACGCATCAATGGACTTGACTTCTCTGGTTCTGGGAAGTATAGTTATCTAGTAAGCGCCAGGCTTGCCATCTCTGCAAATTTATGGTTCTGGCCCATAACTGCCACTGGAATAGGCTCCCAGTTCAAATCTTATGACCCAATCTTGGATAACTCTAAATCTGCAAAAATTCCACAAGACCTTGTTGCGACTTTGGCTATGGGCTGTTATGTTTCTCGCGCGTTATATCCATCGCTCGAAGAAGAGGATGCCGCAAAAAGTACAGGAAGCGTTCAGCGTTTACCTTACTCGTCTCGTGGATCCGTTGCTCGTTCCACCAACCGCGCCAAGAACACACGCTAGTCGCTCTACAACAAGAGATAAAAGATACGGGAGATAATATGGGAGAGCGTTTTTTTCTTGAAATAACCTGTCCGGAATGCGGTTTTCACGATGACGATGTGTATTATGCCCCTACGTGCCAGATCACCGAATGGGAATGCGAACAATGCGGACACATCGTTGATCTTGAGGAATATACCGGAATTAGTTACGAAGACGCTTCAAATGCAGACAAATTGACACTTATTGCATCTAAGATACTTGACGAGATTCAAAAAGAGTAGTATGCTTTTTAAGTACGCATAGACATATACGAAATATACCCGTACGATACGCAGACATATGCCATTGTGCCTGCTATTTTTTTGTCTAAAAATATGCTAAAAACCTTATTTGGATCATTAATCGCCACCTCTCCTTTTACTTTACAGAGCATTCCTAGGTTTCCATATACCCAATGGAATACTATGCAGGAGGCTTACTTAGAGTTAAGCGACTGGTACGGTAGTGTTCCGCTACAAGAAACAATCCAAGACAAGACATCTGGGACCACCATTGATAAGTATCCGCTAAAGATCAATCCGATTCCGAACTCCTGCGAGCGTCACGCAACTGTTTTACTTGGAAATACCATCGAAAGCATTAGGGATAGTGGCGTTCCTATAAAGTTCGCACTGCGAAAAACCGATAGCAAAAGAAGTAGTATTATCGTAGATGCCATTACGGACGCACTGATTAGCGGTGGCGGTGGCGCACTTTTCTCAAGCAATGCCGTTCTCTCTCAATATCTCGGTGGTTGTGTGTGGGGAGTCACTTTCAAGCCAAATGATCCAATACAGAAAATACAAGCGATTGCACCAGAACCAACAGAATTTTATGGAATTCCAGATGGTACTAATCTGTGGCGCTTACGGGAGTGCTGGTTTGTTCGTGAGATAAACGCATCAGACGCTCAAAGTTATGGTTATTATGTTGAAGATCCTCAAGATACCAACATAAAGTATTACTACATCGAGCATTGGACAAAAGACACTTACAAGATTTCTGTGAACGAAAAGACGCTGACCATGGATGGCGTTCCGCTAGAGGGCGCTAATCCATTTGGTATTGTCCCGTTTGTTTATATTCCACATATTCGTACTTCTGGTTTCTGGGGTCATTCAATGATCACAGAGACCATCAAGGGCGTTATCCTTGAGATGAATTTGCGATATGCCGATCTGGGCGATGCCGTTTCAGACGATAGTCACGGAACGTTGGCAGTCCGTGGTGTGCGAACTGGTATCAAGAAAGTAGAACTTCCAAATGGGCGCATTGCTATTGACATTGGCGCTTCCGCTGGCCTATCGCCAAACGACACGCAACCGGATTTGTTCGCAGTGCGAACCGACAGTACGTCTGCGCCCATGTTGACCATAACAGAACGACTTGAAGCAATCTACAGGCGAGAGGCAAGGCATCCCGCCGTAGCAGATGGTGAAGACGAAGGGTCACAGAGGTCCTCCCTGACGCTTACTACTCGCATGTTCCCGTTGGTTACACACATTAAGTTGGAGCGTATCAACTGGACCGTGGGAATGATCGCATTAGCAGAAATCATCCTAAAGATTTGCCAGGTAAAGGGCATCAATGGAATTACCGAAGAAGACCTGAAAGAAAAGTTGATTGTGAAATGGGCGCCAATGCTTCCGGTTGACAGAGAGGCGCTTGTGAACGAGGTGGCTATCCGATCAAAGAACCATTTAGGTTCGCGGCGCCACTTGCTAGATATGTTCCAGGACGTTGACAATGTAGAAGAAGAGCTAAAAGAGATCAACGCCGAAGCCGACGCGGAGGCAGAACGAGAGAAAGACCTAATGGCCGCCAAGACAAAGGCCACCTCCGACCAATCTGCGACTGATGTAGAAGAACCTCAAGCGCAGAACCGCGATAAGACAGGAGAAAAATAAAATGCCGCCTACCGATGATCTTAATGTTGCCGTAACCACCCCAACGGGCGGAACCGGTAACAGTCCAGATTACCAATCATTGTACACAGAACTAATGGGAAAAATAAACTCCGGTGAGTTTTTCACAAAAGCTGTTTACACTGGGCTTCAACAGACACACGAGAAAGAAACCCTTGCTCACAAAGCAACCAAAGGTGAACTTCTTACCGCCCAGACTCAGATTAAGTCTTTGACCGATCAGTTTGCTGCTTTGGAAACTGGATCAAAGGCAATTCTTGAGGCAAAGACATCGCTTGACGAACAACTGCAAGCCGCGACTCGCAAGTTAGCGCGCAATCAGTTGGTTATGGGTAAATATCCAAATCTTGCCCAATGGGAAGCAGACGGCTTACTGCCCGATCTCCCAGAAGATAAGTTGGAAGTTGCCCTGAAAGCCATCAGCGAGAAACTGGCAACAACGAATGCTCAAATTAGACAGACAGCCGTTGCTGGCGCAAGCGCTTTGGACAGTTCGGCAAACGCTACTGCCGAGGTAACTGCCACAAGTCTTCTCAAAGAAGCCAATGCCGCCATGTTGAAAGGCGACCAAAAGGGCTACAACGAGAAATTTGAAGCATATCTAAAAGCAAAGAATTAAACCAAAGTTGTTTAGTGGGCCTCCAAATCCTGCAATTATTCAGTTTTTCATAGGAGTTTGAAATGGCCCTTGAAGATTATTACAATAACAACCCGGTAGCCGTGATTGACCAAAATACTTGGGATGATCGCGTAGCGCAAGTTGTTATGAACTTCCAGACCGCGCCCGTGATCTATACGCCGCTTGTAGAGTGGATGGATCGCAGTCGCCAGACCGGAGCAGACGCCACCATCTTTACAGACATGTTAGATGCTGACGTGAATACCGACACCATCGCGTATGATGCGATGTATATCCCGGAACCGCTGACCGTTGACTCGCGTTTCCGGACGACCTCGATGGCGCGCTACGGCGACAAAATCCAGGTTCATAAAGTCAGTTCGTATTTTCAACAGTGGCAGATGAGTGGTGGCCGTGACTGGCGCCCCATTATGAAGGCTGTCCTGTCGAACAACGTGCGTCGCAAAATTGAAGGTGTTTCTCGCAATGCGTTCTTCCAGACCCCCTCGACATTCTGGACCTATGGCGGTAGCGCTACCAATTTCCTTGGTTTGGGTAGTACTAGCAAGTTCTCTCTTGACATCGTGAACGAATGGAACTTGCGTCTGGGTCAGACTGGTACTCCGGTGGTTCCTGGTGGCTTGATGACCGAAAAAATCGTCATTATCCCGCCTGGTTGTATCTACGACTTCCAGCAATCGCTGGCGGCAGCTTCTCAGAACGAGGCTGCGTTGTGGCGAGACGCCAAGACCTATGGTGGCGCTCCCTTGCGCTACGAAGTCGGTAAACAGTACCTAAACTAACTGCCGACTAAAAATCTCTTCTGAATAACGGGAAAACCTGTGATGGCAACCCGATGCAAGCAAGGAAAAATCCTGTGCAGCAGCAACGACTAAGCGAAGAGACACTGAAAAGTGAAACGATAGTCTGGTCTGCAACTAATAAGAAGTTGCAGAGTCAAGCAGAAATGACTTGATCTTCTTTATAAGAAGCCACCGGTTTTCTTTTGGCAACTCGAACCTTAAAAACATTCTCATAAAAATCTAGTAAACTACGACGATGAATTTCGCCATAACGATATGGCATACTAAGTCTAAGTATACAGAAATCTCTAACCAAAGAAATATCAACCTGTTTCTTTGCTGGCAATAATGACGGTGATAGGATTTCGTCAATAATAGCCAAAACGTGTTTAGCGCTTTTTGTATACCAACGAAATTGGTCTCTACTATTTGTATTTGAATATTTTGAGTATTCAACAAAAGAAATGGAACCAATGCCCAGTGTAGATTTGAAATCATCAATAACGCTCTTATCGTCGTATCTAAGTCCAATTACTAACAATGGTCGAATAAGAGGAATGCTTTTGTATCTTGAATGATGATCCATCAAAAGAATTGCACATCCGTCTGCAAGAAAAAATCCTCGAAATTCTGCTTTCCAAATAGGACTTATATTTTCAAACATGTTTTACTCCTTGAGAATGTGGTTGTCAAATAAATACCGACCTTATTATAACAGAAAGTAACAAAAACGACTTACAAGAACGTCCGCTTTGTTGAAGCGCCGAATGACAACTATGGTCAAAATCCTGCGGTTCTCTATAACTGCGGCAAGATTGCCAAACAGGTCACGGTTACTTCTCCTATCGCGGCTGGCGCTGGTTCTCCTGATCCCGAAACTACTGCCGTTGACGGTACCTGGTACGTTGGTCAGAAAGATGCTACGCACTATATCTCCTGTTCTGCGTTTGGCGCAAGCGACTTTGCCGTCAACGATCAGGTTACTATTCATACCCTGCGTACTTCTGATTACGGTGTTACGAATGGTGTGAATTTCCGTTCTGGCAAGACTATCGTTCGGCGCATTGTTGCCATTGATCGCGATGAAGATCCTTCAAGCGGTTACTATCGCTTATCGTTTGATCGTCCGATTATGAGCAACTACACCACTGAACTTACTAGTGGCGTGTATGCTTATGTCACCAAGGGTACGCATGTAGGTTTCTGTCTGGCACTTGGTTCCGGTGGTGGCTTGAAGGGCAACGTCAATAAGCCTCTTGAGTTCTACGAACCGGTTCCTGTGGATGACTTCAACTCGGTGTATCGCTTTACTTGGGATTTCGTTGGCGGTATCTCGGTTTGGGAACCCAATAGTTTCGAGTTGCACTTTGTTGGCGTCTCTCTGGCTAAACCCGGTGGCGTGATCGAACCGCCCGCGCCCTAATTCGTAAAGGTGTAGCATGACGGCTTCTTTCTATGATGTAAAGTTGAAGGTTCTTCGTCTACTTGGCGACATTGTTGCCGTAGTGGAAGATGATGACCCATCCAATCCATCTCCCGTGGGTGGCGGTATCTACGATGCCGACATCTTGAAAGATGCCGTTCATGCCGCATTGAAGCGAATTTCAAGTCGCATTTGGAAAACGACTATCTACGAGATCGAGGAGGCAGGTACGAACTTTTCTCTACCCTCTGATCTCTTGGATGTCGAAGGAGTTTTTGAGAACGAAACGTCAATGTTCATCCCTCGTATCGGTTTCCAGACAGGTCAGGTGTTATCCACGTCTATGACCAACGCAAACGCCTGGATCAATTACCCGAATGGAATTACTTTTGTGAACGAACTAGCGGCAGATGGAGCAAAAGTCTACTATCTTGCGCACTGGGAACTTCCAGAAGACGACGATGAAACCTTGGAGTGCCCGGAAATGACTATTACGGCTGTGACATTGTTTGCCGCCTCCTATTGTCTGCTGAAATCAGCAGTGGAGCAAGGTGATATTGCACAGTACAAAACGAAAGTCGACTCCGGGCAACCCGTTGATCTTCCTGCAAAGGATCTCTCAAACTTCTTTCTTGCCCGTTTTGAGAATGAACTTAATTCTCTGCCTATGCAAACGAGGAATTAATGTCGCAAATCGTCTACATGGTTATAGACGCACTGGTTACTCATCTTACCGAAACGTTGATCACTAACGTCGCTACAGATGATCCAGTTCGCGCCAGTCTGGTAAAGATGGGTTTGCTTGTGGAAAACAAAACCCGTCAGAACATCCAAATCGGTGTTCAGGGCGGCGACCACGAATTACCCGACCAGCAAGACGGTATTGTTACTCTCGAAAAACTGCCAAACCTTTCTATGGTCTTTCCTGCCCGAGAAATAGGCGGCGGCCAAACGTGGATGAGGCGTGGCGTAGTAAAAGTAGATGCGTTCTTTCTTCATAAGCAAATCAATGAGGTGACTGCTCACCAGTATGGTTATGACCTGCTTGGCCGTGTAATGTCAAATATCGAATCTACTCCACTTGAGAATATGGGTTCGGATGACTATGGCGAGTTGGCTGTTGGAAATCCACACTGCTATGCAAATACCTACTTTGAGACGGGCGGACCTCCAAACAGTTACATCTTCCGCGGGAAGGTGTTCTGGGTAGTCTTCACGGAGCGACCATGAGTTCGCACTACGAACCTCTGCAATTATTCGTTCTTTATTCTCTGTCTTATGACAGAAGGAGTTCTTAATGGCCCTCACGAGTGCCGCCGGGATCCTCTCATTCGGTCCTCAAACCGCTAAGGGAGTTACCGCTACTACGTTCTATCGCCATCGCGCGGTTGACATTGACCTGAGCATCAATGACGATGTTCGGTTGGGTCAACTCGAAGTTGGCGGCGTCCCTGTGCCAACCTTTCCCTATAAGGCTGGTTACATCATAGGCGGAGGCGCTGTTTTACAGCCTCGCCTGCAAGATACTTTCGGATGGCTTCTGTATGGCGCTATGGGAAAGTGTACTAGCGTCGCAGATGATGATCCGTCCGATTCTGGCATTTACGAACATACTTTCGAGATGTTGAGTACTGACGCATCGTATGTTCCGTGGATGACGTTCCGCAAAGTTATTCCTCGCAAAGATGGCGTTGCCACTACCGATCTTGGCGAAACCTATACAGACTGTAAAGTTCTTGGTCTTGGTTTCCAAATGCCCACCGATGCGCCCCTAACCGCTCGCGTGGACGTGATTGGCCGTACTTTCGAGCTTGATACCGATCCTACTTTGTTTAGCTATGCTAACACATTCGAGGATTGGCAGTCTATTCCTGTGGCCTGTATGACTGGTGGCCACCTCAAGATTGGCGGAGTTACCCTGCCTATCGCTGGCGCTTCGTTTGCCTGGACTAATCAGCCTCTCGATCCTCGTGCCGAGCGCGTTTATGGTTCTCCTGCCCTGGACGATGTGACCATTCTTTCGCGGCAGTTGGCCTTCGACATTATCGTGAAGTACAACGATCCTGATCTTTATCGCGAAGTTCTAACTGGTTCTTCGTCTGGTACTGTCTGGAGTGGCGAGCCAATGGTTGGTTCATTCGATGCGAAAATGGTTTCTGCAAAGAATATGCCGTCTTTGGCTGAACCCTATTCCCTGCAAGTTGAAGCCGCAGACGCCATGATGACTCAGGTTGGTGGTATCCGCTTGGCCGCTGGACAAGCCGTGATGATGAGGTTCCAGGGAACGATCATCGAGGGTACCGGAACTTATGCGACCATGAAGCTTCGCAACAAGGTTGCAAGTTACGTCTGGCCCGTCTAGTTCTTAGTTGTTTCAACCGAGGGGAGGAAACAAAAACTCCCCTCGGACATCTACGGTTCGCAATGCGAACTAATCTAGGAGAAAAACGAAAATGCCATTGAAATTACAACCAGCCACAAAGACATCATACCGACTTGATAAAAGCGATGAAGAGTTCAAGTCAGAGACACCTACGATGATCGAAGTTCATCTCGCCACCCAGGGCGCAGTTGAAGCCCGCAATGAACTTTGGTCAGAGTACATTCGAGAAGTCGAGGGCGCAAAGACAATTATCCATCAGCGCCTATCGTTTGATGACATTCGCAGGAAAGAGGTATTCTTGACCCTGGCGTCCTGCAATATTGAAGATGAAAACGGAAAACTGCTGTTTACCTTCCAGAACGACCACCTTGTTGACGAGGTATCTTTCAAGAAGGCCTGGGATCAACTTTACCCATTTATTGCCAATGAAATCCACGAGAAGATTCTAGAATGCAATGTGGTCTGGCAAAAAGTGGGGGAAGCCTAATTGGGGAAATACTAGAGGAAACCAGGACTGAATTGCGCGAGTATTTTGGCGCAATGAATGAAATAAAAGCAGGTATACGGTCCAGTATGCCATACAAGCCAAACAGACTAAGAGTGTATGAAGCAGTAAAAAGCTCTGGTCTGTCGTTGCTTGCTGGTGGCCTAATGGATCAGCCGTACATCTGGATAGCCATCTTTGAGGCAATAAGCCAGGAAGTAGCGCTTTATGAAGCGCTAGACAATGCCAATCGATCAAGATAAACAAGGAAATCAACAATGCCTATTAAAATTGGACCGGCGCAAGTAGAAGAGTTCGTTCTTTCAAAATCAGATGAAATATTTGAAAATGAAGGCGAACCGTCTAGGGCATCTGTCCGTGTTGCGCTAAAGGGCGAGGCTGACACAAGAAACCACATGTTTTCTCTTGTTGTCAAAGAACAAAACTATGACGATGATGTTGTGAAGTTTACTTCGCCAATTTCTATAGATGACATTCGCAGGAAAGAGGTATTTCTAGTACTTGCAGATTGCAACCTGGCAGATCAAAACGATAAGCCAATTTTTGTCTTTGACAATAACCGCATTTCAATGACAGAACGCGAATTTAATCTTGCTTTTGGAATGTTGCCATTGCCTATTGCGGACGAGATAATCGAATGTGTTTTGCAAGCAAATCCACAATGGATCAGACTTGGATAAAGGAAGATAAATGGCTACTTCTGGAAGCCAATGGAACAAACAATATAACTCGGATGTTCTAGGGTCTTTACGAGAGTCTCTAGGACAAGACTTCAACGCGGATTGGGTCAATGGATACGAGGGAAGAAAACTAAGTGTAACTGCCAATTATGAACGCGCGCCAAAAGACAACAGACTCCTTTTGGACGTAAATATCCATCATAACGTTTCCGACCTTGGTTCTGTTTGGGAAGTTGGCGGTATCCAGGGTAAAGTTCCAGACGCAAGAACTAATGGTATTATATTCAGACATGGCGTTTTTGCATCGCATATTCCAGAGCGCGATGCTGGTTACGATGCACAAAGAAATTTCCAAAAAGCACAAAGAGAAAAATTCATTGTCGCTGGTCTGTCCTCGACACAAAGACTAGGAGAAGGACTTAGATCGTCTGCGGACATTGCCGCCTCGGAAAACAAAGAGTGGGCAAGTACTTTTCGTACACTTGCAAGCGACATTAGCCAGGCGCACGTTGCCAGTGGCGTAAGACCTACAAAGAACTCGCCGTTAGCGTTCCGAGAATCTCTTATCCGAACCGTAGACGTTGTAACCAAAGCAGATAAATTTAGTCAAGAAAAGACATTTGATGCAATACGCAGAACAATTCTTGGCGAGTTGCCAGTACAATCGGAAACACAACAAAAGTTCTTCGGCACTCTTCTTACCGGACTTTATTTTCCAACAAAAGATAGAAGCCTGGCGCCGGTTGCTGGACATCTGGGCATAAATAAAAAGGGTCAATTTACAACCGGATACGATGTTTCTCTTATTGAGGGAATGAAAGGTGCAATCTATAAACCGTCTCTTGTGCGTGGCGCAAGTCCGCTGGCGCAACCACTTCGTAGAGTACAAAACGAAAATGGTATTAGATACGAAAAGTGGAAACCTGAATTCGTCACAGAAGATAATCCATTTCCACAATATGGTATTCCAAACGTAGTTGGTTATGGCGGACAGACACAGCCAATGGAAATGGAAACTGTTCTATTTGGCGATGCGCCTGGAATACCAGGCGCGTCCTACAGATTCTACAATCCTTCCAGAAGTCGTGTTGATGCACGTGGCGAAACAGACAAATTTCTAAAAACCAAACTGTCAAACAGAATTACGCCAGAGGCGCTGCTCGGTGATTCTCTAAGATTTAACAGAACAAAGCAAACCGAGTTTGAGTTTGGTGCTGGCGAAGTCTCTTTGGGAACAATGCAATTCGGAGAAGAGGCAATAGACCTTAGGGCGCAGAAAGGACAAAATCCACTCTTTACTGCTGGAAATAAGTTGCGTATGACAATTCCAGAAGCGTGGAATCCGAATACCAAACAGTGGGCGCAACCCGGCGATGAGGGCGCCGAATCTACGGCGGCACTTGCCCAACAACTTAGAAATACAAATAGAGACATGCTTTATTCCATCGGCTCTGTGGAAATGCCAATGGTTTCGCTTGAAGCAACCTCTATAGCGTCTGATCGTGGACGCGGACACGGATGGAAAGGACTTGAAGCGCCTACAGGAATGATCAATCGGGCCAGGCTTGGTGGACAAGATGTAAATATCGATTTATATACAAGTGAAGCAAAAGCACCCAGGTTAAATCTTAGTCTGCTGGAAGCCAAAACAAACCAACAGCAAAGATATTTGCTCGAAGCGTGGACGGCCTCGCGTCAAGATCCAAAAGAAGCACAGATGGCCGCGGCTTCTCTTGCAGAATTCGATAGGCAAATGTCTTCTGGGGCAAATCGAAAGGCAGTGCAGGTTGATTTTGATAAACTGGCAAGTGCAGGTGCATACAATCTAGACGCTTCTGGATTTGCCACGAAACTTGTAGACGAACAAATCCTGGCAAATAAAGACGAGGAAATAGTTAATCAAGCAAATCTTGATCTTGGTGGTATGGGCTATTTGGGACCGCGCGATCTTGATGTTACGCCCATGCACCCGGGCGAGTTCAAGCTATTGAAAGACGACTGGAAACGCGCTGGACTTGAAGACGGTATGTCGGAAGAGCAAATAGAAGAGGTTTTCAATAAGCGCTACACGTATGGCAAAAAGAAAGCCGGATTAACGCCAATTCTTACAGAACACTTTCCTGGCGGACTACTCTCCCGCGCTGCAATTCCGCATATTATGAGCAATATAACTGCAAAACATACCGCAAGTCTTATCTTTCAACAGGGTTTGACTGCACTTGATCCCGCACTTGCCAAAAGAGTTGGACTTGATCCATCCGAAAAAGGAAAAGTTACCCGCGGTCAGGCTTCTGCCATAGGACTTTTGAGTTATGTTGCATATCAAAAAGATATTCGCGACGACAAAGAAACCGTTCAGCATCCAAGCGCACTTGACGTTACGCAAGACCAGGCCGCCGCGCTTTTTGCACTTAAGGGTCAGGAAATTCCGCCAGAAGAGTTTCCCGGAAAAATGCGGAGTATTCTTGGTTTGGGCCCAGAAGACGTCAACACCATGCCAAGATTTGGAAAAGATTATGTTCCAAATCCAAACGCAGTTGAAAACGAACAATATCTGGACATTGAAGGTAATCCCGTTGGTGGCATTGGCGGTCGCTACTCAAATGCTGTTATGGAACTTGCTACATCAATGTTGCAACCTGGAACAAATACACAAAACACAAGGCGCATGTCTGGTTCTCAAAACGCATTGTGGCAACATATTCGCGGACTAGATCAAGGGCTAATCAAAAAGTCCCAGGAGAGAGAAGATCCGCTATCAATTCGCGGTGGCGACTATCCTGCGCCATTTCTAGCGCCAGGAACAAGTTATGCTACGCAAAAACTACTGCAACCCATGACGCGTCGCGCCGCAGGTACTTTAGAAGTACAGCAAAGAGAAGTAAGTAGATTTCTAAGAGAAAAACGCATTGTTACGGCATCGCAAAGAGATCCTGCCGCCCCGGGCGAATCTCCTATGCCAGGTATAAATATCCCGTTTAGGGAAATGCGAACTCTTCTCGGAAAAGAAGTTTGGAACAGAATACGACCAGAAATGGAAGCGCAATATGGTATTTATGGAAGTAGCGCCATAGGAAGAGGGCAGTTGGGAGATAAAGATTACGATACAGAATACCAAAAGTTCTTCTTTGATACTTTTGGTCCAGAAATATTAAAGACATTTGGCGATAATATTCTTCCAAAAGACCAAGTAGCATTTATTCGTGGCAAAGAAGCGGCAAAGTTTCCAAGTTTAAACACAGCAAATCGGTTCAACTCTTACGTTCAAAGCGCCAGAGACGCGATTAGAAATGTCGATCCAACAGCAAAGAATATAGCAAAACGGGCAACTCTTCCCTACAACGAGGTTTGGAAACAGGCAGTTGGTAAGTCTATGCCAGTTGAACACATTGGTAAAGAATATAGTGTAGGGCTTACTCTTGCTACGGCAAATAAGTTTCTTGGCAGGAAAGGAAACGTAAGCGACGAAGCTTCGTATATGACTGGTGTAGACTACGCCGAACTTGGTGATAGCAATCTTTCGCAAGCACTTTCCTCGATAAGATTTGGCGAAAATCAAAAGGGCGAACAGTTCTTTGGATATTCTCGCCCCAAACCACAAGGATGGGATAAAGAATGGTCGCCAGTAAACCGCGTGTTCTCTGGTGGCGGAAAAGAAGAACAGAATATAGACACGGGTGGCCTACAAAACTTTATGCAACAGGCCGCCGTGGATGCTACTGCGCCATATTCCGATGGAAGTTACACGCGTTCCGCCGCTTCAATAGCAAACAAGTTTGGAACAAGCGAAGAAGACGAGGCCGTGCTGCGATCTGAACTTGAGGCGATTTCAGATAAGGGACAATGGGGCATGCGCCTCGTCAGGCGGATCTCTGCTACATATCGTTCTCTTGGTACGCAAAAGGGCAATGAACTGATGACAAAGATGCCAATTCTTGCTGGTTTCTTTGGTCGTGCCGTTGGCTCAAAAGAAGGAAATAAAGAAAAAGAACTTGCGAAGACAATCGCGCTGAAAATAACTGGTGGTGATCAGGCAAAAGCAGATGCGCTTTATTCGCAATGGGAAGCAATTGGAACAGAAGATGTTTATTCTGCAAGAAAGAACAAATACGTTACTTCGGAAGATACGGCTGGCGCCGGAAGATTAGCGCGAACTTCCGCACAAATGCCGGGAACCACAAGTATACAGATGCAGCAAATTCTTGGCTACGATCCAAAGTCTAGTGAGAATCAAATGCTTGATAGACTAAGTTCCGCAGTTCGCAGTGCGAACGAGGGCAAAGAGACGCTCGTAGAGAAATCGCATCGCCTTGAAGCGAAACTCAATGATCCGAACTTAACGCAAAAAGAAAAAGATGTGCTTATTCCAGAATTACAACGACTTGGTACGGCAATCAATCCAAACCTTGCCGCTAATTTTGATTTTGAGTCGGCAAGAGAAATTCCGTTTGGCAAAGAACAATCTGTTCTTACATCAAAGAAGACAAAAGAACAGCAAACCATATTGGCTGGCGGCGAAAAGCCTCACGATATTCCGCTTAAAGACAAAGAAGGGAACACTACGGGGTGGATCGGGTATGATCGCACAGTAGATGCTATTGCGGAGGGTACTTTTGGCGGAAGAAGTGGCGGTAAAGATGCGACTGGTGGTGGAAAATATCCAAGCTTTGTTTCCTCACCAAGCAAAGCCCGTAAAGCGCTTGCCGCTTTCTCTAATATGTACCAGGATAGTATTGAACAGATTAGAGGAACTTTTAGTACTCTGGACAAGTCTCTAACCGATCTTGGGTTCCCAGAACTTAATGCGGGAGAAAGCGCACTTGAGGCAAGGAATATTTCTGCAAGAATAAACCAATTAAGGTTGACGAATCCGGCAGAGGCCAATAGGTTACTTAGAATTCACGGGCCAACATTACGACAAGCCGGTCTATTGAGAGACGCGCAACAATTGGCGTATTCTGGTGTAAAAGAACACAAAGAAACAAGTTTTCCTGATATGGGCGACGCCATTGCAAATCTCAACACGTCATATGCTGACAATAAGGGCAAAAGAGCAATTACGGAGCTTGGCGATGCTGGCCGCGGTAGAACCGCAAGCGGAATGGCGCAAAACGCTTTCATAGCAGAAATGTCAGAGGCACTTGTTACTTCTAATACTTTCCAGGAACTCTTTACTGGAATGTCGAAAGCTGGCATTGTTGGACCCGAAAGAACTGGAACCATAGATGAGCGGCTTGAAAGAATGAAACCGTTCATAGCCGCTGCGCAAAACAAAGCCATACTAAGAGAAAATCTCGGCATTACCGCAAAAATAAAGAAAGAACGCCCAGATCTGATCGGCCAACAGCAAACCGAATTGGCAGATTTGACAGACGCTTACAAACTAAAAACCGGCGATATGCTCAAAGAGGGTAGCGGCGGTGGACTTGTTACCGGAACCAGTTCTCAACGCGCAGAATACAACCGCTTAATAAAAGAAGAGGCCGATCTTCTTGGCAAATTATCCGACAAACACGGAAACCGCATTAAGGGACTGGTTGATGAAGAAAAAGCCCTAAGCGGTGTACAAGAACAAAAACGCAGGCTTGGGCAAGAAATGGCCTACGAAAATCTCAAAAAGCAAGTGTCGGAAGGCGAAACCAAACTTGCATCTGGTCAACTAACGCAAGAAGACGTTACAAAACTTGGGACTCTGCAAGGGCGTTTGCAGAAAATAGACAATGCAAGAATGACGCAAAAGCTCGAGCAAGAGGCAATGGCCGAAGAGAATACAATGGGCGGTGCGGCCAGGCGAATGCTCAGTGGTTTTGGTTTGATGTATTTCCGTTCTATTGGAAACATCATTACTGGTGGAATGGGCCAGGGACAAGAACAGGCGATGGGTCTAAATCAGGCCATTTCTGCTCAGGCCGCGCAAACTTTTGGTATTCGCCAACCCGTCTACAGTCCACAGATGGCATTGCTAAATAAACAGGCACTTATGGGCGCAAATGCCAATCCGCTTATAACCGCGCAGACCATGGCCGCAGATTATCCAGTTCTTGGCGATGTCTTTGGAACGGCAATGGCGGGCGTAGGTGCGTGGGGCGCTACTCAGTGGATTGCCGATTCCTTTAGAAAAGGAAGTACTGCATCAAAATTCTTTGGTAAAGCGGCGCTTCCGGTAGGAATTGCCACCGCGGTGGTATCTGGCGGATCACAGATATATCAGAAAACGGAAGATCAAGAGTCGCTTGCTTATCGCTTATCGAAATTTGACGAAGCAAAGCAATATTTCCTGGCACCATATGACGTATTGGCGCAAACGTTTTCTGGTGGTTATAAATATAAGCCATTTGCCAGAGAAAGAACATTTGAAGACGGAAGTCGCGGTGCGCTAAATCAAGAACGAGAAACGTGGTACGAACAAGCCCGTAAACAAATTGAAGGCGGTACAACATTTGAGCAACTTAGACAACTACGTGGTTCTGGCGGCCTGGCCGGAACCATAAGTGGCGGAACCAGGCTTTTAATGGAACAACCGGGAATGAGTATTTACTCCCAACAAGCAGTTGCTAACGTCCAAGCTATGTATGCGCGAAATCCAAATTGGACAATTAACAATAGCCTTACACAAAAACTTGCTTCTGGAATGGATCTTGGGATCAGGGATCAGGATTTGGCCCAGTCAATATTGTCCGGCGCCGGAAGAGGCGCTACGTTTGCGTGGCAAAGAGACAGCAAAGGAAGCCTTAGAACAGACGCGCTTACGCGTTATCTTTCAGATAAAGAAATTCCAGAAGAACAAAGAATTGCAATTACAACTGGCGCAGAATTTGCCACATCGTTGCCTGGCGTTAAATATATGCAGGGGCACCCAATGGGTCCAACAATGGCGGGAGGCGCAAGACAAAGAACAGAAACAGAGATAAACGATCTGTTGATCAAATTCGAGGACACATTATCGAAATTTGTTGGTACTCCTGCCGAAAATGTTATTCGCGCACAACAAGAAGCATATATGGCAAATGCCGCAATTGGAAGATCGACCACTGCGGTAGATCCAACAAAATTATCGCCCTTAATGTCGCCACGAGAAGCCGCAAATCTTACCGCTTCTGCTACGGCGTCTACATTTGCCGCAGAGCAGGTGCGCGGAATGGCACAAAGCCAGTACGATAAAAGCACCTTTTATGGCAATGCCAGTACCGGAAATAAAATCTATGCACAAATGACTGGAATGACGGGTGGGCAAGCAGAATTCTATAATCGTGCTCTTGGTGGCGACCCTATGGCCATGGCAACCTTGGCCCTGGGCGGTATGGACCTGGGACAACTTCCCGGTGTCAGAACCATGCAGGGCAACACTATCAATGCCAACTATCTGGCAATGACAGACACCAATAATGGTCGTCTAACTGGACTTCCTTATGGGACAACAGGTTTAGAAATGGGCAGTCTGTCTTCGCAACAAATGGGACAGAATATTTTTGGGACAACACAGAATCGTTCTGTTAACGCCGCAGTTAATGGCGTTCAGCTTGCACAGCCAATTACGCTAGGAAGCATCAATCCCGCTACTGGTCAACCCAACCAAATTACGTCTATTGGCGGTATACAGGGAGAACAATATAGCTGGATGCAACAAAGTTACGGATACCAACAACAAGGCTTTGCGTTGCAACAACAAGGACTTCAATCGGGATGGGCTCATACCCAGACCATGTGGGGGATTCAGGATAAGCAAATCGCCCTGTCAAATTGGTATCAGCAACAACAGTTTGGTCTGCAACAAGAACAGATAAACCAATCTGCGGCAAATATCAATATTGGCAATACTATTCAACAAACCCAGATGAACCTCACGCGCACCTGGGCCAAGGAAGATTGGGGCTATCAAGATCAACTTCGCAATATGCAGTGGGGATGGAAGCAAGAAGATTTTGCGGAAGAATCTCGTTTTATGACTGGGCGCCAACGCAAATTGGCCGAACGGAAAATGGGTCGCGAGACCACCATGCACAATATGGAAGGCGACCAGATTGAGAAACAACGCGCGCGCCAAGAAGAACTTTGGAAGCTTGAGGACGAGCGTTTTAATCTTCAAAAGAAACAACAGCTCGAATCTCTTGCAATGCAACAAAAGCAACTTGATCTTCAAAAGAAATATTACGAAGAGCAGAAAAAGTTACAAGCAGAACAAGTTGCAGAAGAACGAAGGTATGCCAAGGAACAATACGCCCTACAACAAAAACAGCTTGCTCTTGCAGAAGAACAGGCCAGGGCCGCACATGAACACGAAGAGGCTGTTTTCCAGATGCAACTTGCCATTATGTCTATGGGTGGCGAATTGAACACATTGTCTGGTGAAGGAATGGAAAAGCTTCGGATCGGACTTGCCGGAGTATTAGATCAAATCAATTTAATTTACGAGGCCGGAACTAATCCGCCGCCTGTTCAACCTGCTCCGCAAGATCCGCGCCAACCCAAAGATACTCTTCCGGTCAACTATCCCTATTTGTCAAATCAAACCGAGGATACAATGTATAATGACACTACCTACCTCTTGAACAATGCCGTAAAGCAAGATAAAAAGCAAACAATTAACATTTATCTTGGTAACGAACACCTGTCCAGATTTGTTATTGACGCAGTAGCACAGGAACTAAGATCATAATGGCAACCAATGATTATTTTACTCTTACAACAAGCGACGGTAGTTTTTCGCGTCGTTTTCAGGTACTTTTATCTGGATATAGACCAATTCTCGAAAAGTCTCAGAGTATCGACAAAACCCTTGATGGAAGCCTTGACATTGCAGTCGGTGGGCTTTATAAAAGAGACGAATATCTTGTTCGGGTTAGGCAAGAAGAGAATAGAGAAAATTTTGGCAATCTTGAAGATTTACGAACCTTCTTTTCGTTCAACAACCCAAACGGAACTCCGTCAAATGTTTTGACCATGGTTTCGCACTGCGAACAGGTATATAATGTGGTAATGCTTGGTTCGTTTTCAGAGCAACTTCTTGGTGTAATGGTAGAGGGCCCAAGCGCCTGGTCTTTGGTACAGTGTGTGTTTCAATGCCTAAGCGCAACGCCACTGGATATTTCATAAGGAAAAACATGAGAACAAGTTCCCAGTCATACGAAGATGCAATAACTATTCCTGAAAGCCTTAGGGCAACCGGAAGACTGACTGCATATAAATCGCGCGTATACTTTGACGCCTATACAGACAATGCGCCGGAATATGCTCTTGCGGAGGGAGAGATAAATGGTTATCCTTTACCAGAGGCTATTTGCTATAACAGTGATCTTGAAAAATTCGTAACAATTTCTATCAAGACAAATGGCGATGTTATGTTGCACATAGAGGGCGAGGCGACCCCGGTTCGCGTTGCGATTACAGGTACGCCAATAGAGGCAGACCCAATTTGCAGGCCAGGAATTTTTGAAAACTTACTTTGGTACTTTTATTCCGGAAACTGGTATAAGGCCACATACAATCCCGATCTTGTACTTTTGGGAACCGAAAACTGTATTGTTTCCCAAAATGTTTTTTCCACAATACCAACAGGAGCAATTCATCCATTAACAGATAATACTGCTATTATATTTTATATTGACGAGGGCGGAATTAGGCCCGTTTACATTGCATCGGACGGATCAGAACACAAACACCAAGGACGACTTTTTAACCCTACACACGTTTATAGCGGCTTTAATACGGAAGACGTAGAGCTACTCCAGTATACCGGGGCGACACTTCTGGGCGAAAAGATTTTTGTTTATAGTACAACACACAAAGGATCAATTAAGGGCGCAAGTTATGAATTTGCAGAGGATGGACTAAACGGCGCCTGGTCAGATTTCTTTGTTTCGGTTCCAGAAGATTTGTCGGTTGCCGAAATTGGCAATGTGTTCGTTGAAAACTCTCGTGTTTTTATGTGCGTAAGATTTTACAGAAAAGAAGAATTTGTTTCTGAAACAAAATATACGCTTCTACTTTGGAGCCAAGACGGTATTACGTTTAGTATCGACAGAAAAACCCTTGTTTCTACAATTAATCTTCGGTTTCTGGCCGCTTCCTGTGGAGATAACCTCGTTTTTTCATCAACAAATAGATATTATTCCACAACCAAGCCATATCAACTTATTGGAGAAAGTGCGGAATTCGTAAGTCTTATTATCGATAGCATAAGCGGCTCGCCCAATTCCGGTTGGTCGGTCAAAATAAAGGCATCGTCGGAAGAATATTTAGATAATCCCCTACTTATCACTGGCGCATATTCTAAAATTGAAGCCGGAGTTAATACGACAGAGGGAACTGAATATGTCAAGTTCCACGATGTTGTCATATCGGATATAAGGGCAACGCTTGAAGACGGAAGTCGCGGATACAATATAAATTTTGTTCCAGACGCAATGTGGCACACTTCGATGATGACACACCCGTTTTACATGGAACTGCAAGGAAAACAGGCAATTCTTGATCGGGTTCAAGAGTTGAATAATCTCTATAGGGTCGAAACCCAAACCGGAATAAACTGGTCTTTGTCCTGCGATTTTTGGACCCAAGAAGTCATAGATGCCGGCGGACTTGTTTATCAAACACATGCCGGAGAAGCCGCAACCGATCACTGGTGTAAAGACCTAAAAGAATTTTGTGTAGATTATCCGTTATTTGACAATTCGGAAACTATTGAGATAAGGCTTTATGGCTGGAGCAGGGCGGGTATTTCATCTGGCGCACCCGGCCCAAATCCTGTAGATAACACGCCAACCAATACAAACAACGATGACTTCTATGCTCTTATGTTGGTTGAGGACAATTCTGGCATTCAAACAACCTATATTTCTTTAATTGGCGAACTTGATAGTACATATAAACACCCAGAGCAAACCTGGTTCGAGGAAAATGTTCGCCCGGGTTCTTATCCGGTTATATATAATATGGCAAATCCAGGAGAGGGAAAAAAATTAATTAAGGTTGGAATACGAGTTATATCTCCAAGCGGAAACACAACTTATTATACCGAACGCATAGAGGTTCCCGGTATTGTTGTGTCGCTTCTTCCACTTCAAGAAAACGTTAATATGCAATTGGAAAACCTTAATACAGATCTGCTTCCGTTCAAATTATATTGCTGGAATGGGATTTCTGTTGACCCCAACCCAATGACAAGTTATGAATTGGAGATTAATGATCTAACAACGTCAAACCTTCTAACTATTGGCGTTTTTGGGAGTTGCGCTTGGATTATTACTCCCGTCGATGATGGGCTTGGAGAAAGGGAAGTGACGATAATATTAGATATGGAAATTACAAACGGCGCTGTAGCAGGCGATCCGCTAAATGTGGTTGTTTATCCTGTTTGCTTAAATGATACAGATGCGTGGGATATACCACCGGACCACAGCGACTTTGAGGAATATTCTACATTTGGAAGTTATGAGGCAAATGCCACGGAAATACAAAGCGGACAGTCCTGGTCTACAACCATTACAAGAAAAGGGAAACTAAAAGAACTATCTTCCCTTCCATTTGGTTTCTCTTGGAGAAATTATTATAACGCAACCCAAAATACCGGAAAAATATCGATCAGTATAATTTCCGAAACATATAGCAGCTCGGTTGTAGAGGGAGAATCTCCCAAAAAACTTGCCAATACAACAAAGGGAGTTCCGCAAATCTTTTTCTCCCAAAGGCCATACTCTGCGTGGAATTTTGATTGCTACTTAAGGGGAAATGTAATTGGAAGCTACTCAAAACTTGGGCTTGTTGGTATGGGCGTAGATGGAAACAGCTATTTGGTTGGCTATATGGAGGTTGGAAAAATATGCTTGGCCGTTGTAAGAAATGGGATAAAAACAATTTTAGAAGAATACGGCTTCGGGCCGGTTACAAACAAGACCTACGATCTTAGATTTTGGCACCGCGATGGAGAGTTTGGTATCGAATACAAACTTACATCAACCGCCACATGGCCAATCCATGGTTCTCAACTTTATTATTCCTGGAAAGAAAACGATGGAAGTATTGCAACTAGCGACGACATATTCCATGTTGGGATTTGGTCAATTATAGACCCCCCAAAATTTAGGACTACTGGCTTTGTTGTAACACAAGACAAAATAGGAGTTTTGCCATTAGACCTAAATCCAGCTACTGGAAAAACGGATATGGAGTTTTTTGTAGTTGATTATGGCGCCTGGGTTGATGTTGGTGGCAACGGTAGCATATTTCACGTGGGCATTCCAGACGGATACCTTTATGGAGAACCGGTTCCGCCCACGACGCCGCTTGGTCCATTTCAGTTGCGCCTAAAAGGAGCTGTCGAGCCACCATATAGCTCTGATCCGCCGGGTGGTGGCGGAAGAGAATACATAAATGGTGGCTGCATAGAGTTTTATTTATTCAAGTGGCTTGATGGAACAACGGAAAACCAAATGTATTTTGTTGATACCGATACATATCACTGCTGCTTAAGTTCTGGCTGGTATATTCCCGCAAACTTTATGCAATGGAAGGTGTGGATAACAACAAGCGGAGAACTTATTTGGATTAGGGAACGCTGTAGGACAACCTGGCCAACAGGCGCTGGTCTTTGGCAACTGGATTCAAATTTTAATGGCACTTTATTGGATAAGGTTTGGATTACAAACACAATACCAGAAGTTGCTCCCCAAAAGGGAAACAAAGCAAGCGGTCTCTATCCAGAGGGCACGTTTGTATATCTTCACAATAACGATAAGGTTAATGTTTTTGGCTTTACCGGAATCAGCGGCGATCACGATTATTCCATAGCGGGACTATTAGATATGCTGTGCAAAATTGCGGGAACGTCAACTGTGTTTCCTGGCGACAACATTATTAGTGTTGCAAATATATCTGAAAGCGAGATAAGTCTTTAATGACAAATGTAACAAATGGAGGTTTCGATATTTATTTTGACCTTACGCCATCGGCGGCTACCGCATTGGTTATATCAACAAATATAACCGCGCGAAGTTCGTTTTCGGAATCAAACGATGTTCTTGAGGAAATTTATATTTATATATCAAAAGACGTTGGTGTTGGCGACCAAAGCGGAAAACAATATATTTATACAAGAACAAAACTTGGCTCTACTTTTGTTAATAATCAAAAATACCTAATTGGAAACGACTCGACTATTGTTTATAAAATTCGGGTTTTTCTTTACGATTATTATATCTCAGTATATTGTAACGGGATGTGGGTTTATTCGTATGTTTTTGCCGATATAAATTACCCAAGTCCAGTCACCATATCTCTTGGCCGAAGCGGAGGAGACACGCTTGTTGTAGAAAACATTAAGAGAACAGAACTAAAGGATAGACGAGAAGCTATCTTTGTAGACTACGAATCTAATACAGAAAGCGCAATTCAGTCGATAATTCAACAACGCCCTATAGAAATAACGCACTCTAGCAATAGAGAATTAGAGTTTACCTATTCTGCTACTCGCGATGCGGTTGACGCTGTTTATGTAAAATCTATTGCCGAAAGTACCGGAGACAATTCTCAACTAAGTTCTGATGGAATTGTTTATTCGGCAGATGTTGGAATTTCAATTGACGAGGAAACGGCAAAAAGCGTCGGCATTGTTACCAGAATGTATAGACTTAGCGAATTAGATTCTGGCGCCCTAGAGGCCGCTGCAATTTACCAGAAAAGGGCGCGTCAGCGAAGAAAAATGTTTACGGTGAACGCGCGTTTTGATCCAAGACTTGAAACAAGAGATATTTATAACGTCAATCTTTTTTCTACCGGAACACAAAGGCACATTATCGAAAGTATAATAGTTGAAGATGTTCAGGTCAAATTAGAAAACGGTCTTTATAGAATGTCTGTAACTGGAAGAAACAATGAGTAGCCTTCTTGCGCCAATAACCGCAATAACAAAACAAAAGACAATTCCTGCGTCTGTAATAGACGTTCTTGGAAACTATGTTTCTGTTAGACTTAGTTTCCGTGGAGAAAAACTACACGGCCTGAAATACATTGGCGGACGCCCGTCAATTGGCGATGCTGTTTACGTAAATTACCAAAGCGGGTTCCCGGTAGTTTATACAAATACAAGTCAATTAAGTATAAGTACTGTCGTTGCTTCGCCATCTTCTTCTGCACAAGCGTCTCAAGCCCCCCCTCCTCTTGAACAGGGAACAAATACTACAAAGCACAATGATTTAAGCGGCATTCAAGGAGGCACATTGTTTGGGGACGGCGGGTCGCCGGAATATTATCATCTTAACTTTGAAGAATATGGCGTTTATGGAAAATCGATATTTTACGTTGATCTTTCAAGCCAGGTGGATGGATCAAATACAGAATTTGAAATTGGTAGTGCGGCATATAAAATTATCGTCTTTTATAACGGCCTTGCTCTTACGCCAAGTGATTATATTTTAAGTGCGACAAAAACAAGTTTTATAACGGCGTTTGCGCCTATGTCTGGAGACGAAATAACCGTTCTGTATTTAAAAAATACATTGCCAATCATACAGCCGCTTATTCCACAAGCAGATTTAGTTTTGCACCTGGATGCCAATGCAATAAGCGGTCTTGTCGACGGAAACCCCATATCTTCCTGGATTGATTCTGGACCAAATTCCCTGGAGGTTACTGCCTCTGGAATTTATCGTCCGGTTCTGAAAACGAATATTATTAACGGGAATCCTGTTGTTCGTTTTGATGGTGAAGACAAAATGTCTATTATCGGTATTGGATCATTACTTTCTACATCAGCACACCTATTTATAGTTGCCAGTGTTGACGATACATATTATAATCTTTATAATCATTCTACCGATATAGACAGTTGGTGGCGTTATTCTCCGTCTAACTCCGGTTATCTTGGTTGTTTTAGAACATCTAGGGTTGAGAGTTATCCAGCAGACATGCCGCTTAGTGGACTTCATTTATTTGAGCTAAGATCGTCTGGCGCCGGATATGAGTTTTTCTTAGATCAAATATCAAAGGGAGTAAATGCCGCCGGTTTTTCTGCCGGAGATTCTGTTCATACAATTGGATGTCCAGAAGTTGATGGCGCATCGTCTGGAAAATATCTGTTTGGCGATATTGCGGAAATAATAGTTTACGGCGCCATTAAGAGCGGTGTTGATTTACAGGATACTTATGATTATCTTGGAATAAAATACAACCTTTAGGAGAAATTATTATGGCTATTCGTGGAAAAAACCAAATCAAAAACGGCACTGTTGTTAAAGATAATATTAATATTTCCGATTCTGGAGACGCGCTTGTTACGAAAATTATAGCTGGCGGCGGTATTTTTATTTCCAGCACCGGCGCCGACGATGGCACAGGAGAGGTTACGGTTGAAACAACCGGAGGCAGCAGTCTGGAAGAATTAATGGAGTTCTCTAACAACTTGTCAGAAATTACCACTGAGCGGTTTGCTTTATACTATCCTGGACTCGGTGATTACTACGCCACGCTTATCGGGCTTGCGAACTCATTGCATGGGTATTTTCCAAATATTACGGGGGGTAAAACGACCAACCCGACAGTGAATGATGACGAAACTGGCGGGTACTTAGTTGGAGATATTTGGCTAAATAAGACAAACGACAAAGCATTCATCATGCTGGATAAATCCAGCGGAAATGCAGTATGGAAACAAATTAGCATAAGCGATGGTTGGTTTGAAATATCCACAACCTGGACGCGCACAGGCGATCACACGTTCACGGCTTCGGGCGACGTGACCGCCACCTATCGTAAGGGGACAAAAATCAGATACAAACAGGGCGGCGGTTTTGAGTATGGCGTCATCGGCGCATCATCCTACAGCGCTCCGAACACTACCATCACACTTATCACCAACAACGATTACGCAATGGCCGCAGGCGCGTTGACCGACACGGCTATATCGTACATTGAAAACCCCGAGGGTTTCCCGACCTATTTCAATTACACGCCGACTCCCGCGGGCGGCGGAAGCATGACTATTGCATCGTCCACGATCAATTTTGCCAGGTGGTGGACAGCAAACGAAATCTGCCACTGGTCGGTAGACGTGAGCGCAAGTTTCGGCGGAACGGCACACAACAGTTTCTTGATACCGTTGCCAGTCGCTAGTCTATTTGCCAACATCCCATTCCCCGCTAACTGTCGCGATACTGGCGCGAGCGCGTTGCCAGTCGGAACAGGCACACAAACAACAACCGACGCGATCTTCCGAAAAGCAGACGTGTCTGTCTGGACGCTGGCGGCAACCAGCCGCGTGTACGGTTACGGATGCTATCCGTTCTAGGAGAAAAATGAAGAAAATATTTGATATTGTAAAATTTGCTGTTCAGGATGTTTTGCGATTAAATGCTGCCAACGAAACCTTGTTTGGTACAGATCATGCTCACTACGACTGGAAAGAATATGGCGGTAACTATACACCGATTAATTACGATTTGGCATACACCAACGGTTCCAGATTTGCCATTCTAAAGATTGTAAACGGATCCCTGATTCAGGCTTTTGCCGCAGAGGAATTTGCGCGCGCCAGGACGTCGAAAATTGCGGCAATTCCGTATATGTGGCCGTATCCAATCAAAAATATTTCCGCAATATCGCAAACGGCAAAATACTGGGAGGTAATGAAACATTATCCTGGCGTTACCATTGCGCTAGACGCAGAAGAAACGCCAGGGTATTCCAACCCACAAGGAAGTGACCACGAAGCGGTCATTCGTGAATATTGGAAATTAGTACCTAATCAGAAATTTCTGTTATACAGTAACTACCACTATATTAACGACAATGGCTTTAATACAGAATTCTTTTCACAATTCCCGTTGTGGCTATCTAGGCCGGGTTCATATGAACCCGTTGTGCCGTCTGCGTGGACAAGTCGCGGAAAAACGTGGACAATTTGGCAAAACAGTTGGAGTGCAGACCCGGCACAATATGGTGTTACAAGCGGTAAAAAAGCAATCGACACAAATCTAATTCGCGTAAGCGAATTTGAATCTATCTTTGGTGTTCAATTTCCCCCGCCCGTTATTCCGCCCCCGCCCGAAGGAGAAACTATGATTACAATTGCCACTGTTGCAAGTTCGGTTCTGAATGTTCGTAACACAAGTGATTTAACTTCTACCACCAATGTTATCGGTCCTTCTTTTCTGCGATACGGTGATATTATTTACGGCGTTGAAAAGTCTTCAACGTCAATTAGATTTACGAAAGCACGTCGTGCCGGAAAAGATTTAGCGCTGCCGGGTCCCGTGTGCTGGTGTTCTCTCGGAACATCTTATGTACGTAAAGAATGGGACATTAACGCCGAGGAACAATCTCTGCCAATTTTGCACATTACAATTGGCGCAGATAATTACGCGACCAAGCCGCTTGACCTGATTCCGCTATGATTACCAATATAAACCTGTATCTTTCTGTGTCTACCGATCAAATTCCGTCTGCGCCCGAGATCTATTACATCGGTTTGCATGATCGAGAACGTATTGAATATGGATATAAATCACGCGATCCGAACGATGATGTTCCCGAGGTCGTAAAGCTCGGTAACGGCGAGGCGTACTCACTGGTTGAACCCGTTGAATGGTTATGGTATTGGTCGTGGGCGCGGCGTCACCCATCGTTTGTAGCAAGCGGGGAAAGTCTGACGTATTGGCGGTCAAAGATGCGTGACAACGGGGCATTTACCAACAAGTTTGGAAGCTTTACGAAGCGATCGTTCATCCTTGGGACAAACATAACCGCCGAGCCGATGCGTTCGGAGGGCGTTACTTGTCCTGGCGAAAACATTTTCAGAATAGCAGATCCAAAAACGGTATACGTTAACGGCAAAGAAAGCTTGAAAATTTGGTGTCTGGATTATGATTATCTTACTACGTTAACTATATCGCAAGCAAAAACTCTCGCAGTTGCGTTACCTCGGTGGTTATGGCACACCGCTTGGGATGTTCACCCAGACGGCTCGACCAGTCCATGGGACTACAATTTCGGAACTCCGTTATTTTCCAATAGTGGCAAAACGGCGATAATTGATGGATTTCACTGTAAAATAAATACAATAAGAACTTCTGCAATAATTCCCTACTCGGAGTAAAAAATGGCAGCATTAACACAAAAGCAAATCAACGAAGAAACCCGCCTAACAAAAGTGATCGAAGACGCTATTTCAGTAGCATTCTCGAGGATTCAGTCCTTCCCGTTTTGTGACATTGAAAAGAATAGGTCTGATGACCTGGAGAATGCAGTTCTTATGTTGAAAAAAATAGTCATTGGTAATGGAGATGTGGAAAACGGACTTGTATGGAAACAACGGCAAACAGTATCAAACATTAATGCTCTTCGCGAAGAAATGCTCACAAAGAAAGATCTGGACATTAGGTCGGACCCGTTTACCGGGGTTATAAAGTATATCGTTGACAAAATTCTTCCGTCATTAATAACTACGGTAATCCTTGCCCTGGTTGGATTCTGGATTGCGGTAAGCAAGAACCTGGTTCTTGTCAAAGGACCATAATGTTCGTACTGCGAACCGGAGGCAGAAACCATGAATAAAGACGAAAACGATATAAAAACGGAATATCTTACTTTCCGCGAGTTTGAGATTTTCCGCGAACTCGAAACGGAAAGAGAAAAACGATACACAGAGAGATTTACCGCACAAGAGCGGGCGTTGGATAAGGCCCAAAATGCCCAAGCGGAATATGACAAACACCATAACAATTTGGTGGCCGAAACCGTTTCTCAAAACATGTATTCAAACAAAATTCAAGAAATTGAAAATAAAATTGAAAGAGACGATAATGCCATACACGAAATAAGCAAAATCCTAAGCGCAACCAGCGGAGGCGTTCTTCGCGGCTCTTCTGATCAAACGCGCCAGCAATGGGTAGTTGCGACTACAGTTGGTATCATTGTGTTTATTGTTGGCTTTATTTTCAACTGTATAGGTTTGTCAATTACCCTGTATCTAAATTTTATACCAAAGTAAATCTGCCCTAAAGTGTAGTATAATCAGAATATAGGAGTAATCAAATGGAACTCGATCTCAATTTTCTACTTTCAATTCTTCTCTGGTTTCTGGGAAATGCGTCAATTCCTGTACTGGTCCCGCTAATTGTTGATCTTCTCAAACGTATTCCCGGATTGGTTAAAGATGGCACTTCTTTACGGTGGGCTAGTACCATCAACCTGCTTGGCATGGTCGGTTTTTCAATCTTCTTCTTTCTGTCACCGTCTACAAGTTTTCCTATAATGGACGAAACGCTGACAACGCTTTTGCGCATTGCCACAATTATTCTGGGCCAGGCCGCCGAATTGTTTGTAGGTCCCGCAATGCACAATGCTGGAATTGAAACCAATAGTCCGTTACTTGGCTATTCGCTTACCGAAAACGGCATTGATTAATCGTTTCTTGAACCGTATCATGCACAAATCAATATCGTTGACAGGGATGGTAGTTTTTACCATCCCTGTTTCTTTGTAGACAAGAGAGGAAAGCATGAAGTGTAAATACTGCGAACATATAACGTTGTGGAAACGAAGAAACCCCAGAGATTTAACCAATAAAGAACAATATCAGTGTCCAAAATGTCATAAATATCAAAGCCTGGAATCCCGCCACCCAAGAACTGCCAAGATACTATTGCTTGATATAGAAACCCTGTATATGGAAGTACGCGGTATTTGGAGCCTAAAAACAGAATATATTCAACCAAACCGTATAGTCAAAGACTGGTCAATTCTCTGTTGGGCGGCAAAGTGGTTGTTTGAACCAGAAATAATGGGAGAAATTGTTACTCCGAAAGAAGCAATTGCAAGAGAAGAGGGAAGTATACTTAGCGGAATATGGAAACTAATGGATCAAGCCGATATAATTATTACACAAAATGGTCGCGAGTTTGATTTTAAGCGCCTAAACACAAAGTTTCTCAAATATAACTATCCGCCCCCATCATTTTATTCTATCGTAGATACCCTCAAGGTTGCGAGAGAGAAGTTTGCATTTACCTCAAATAGCTTAGACGAATTAGGAAAGACCGTTCTTGGGATTGGTGGAAAAACAAAGATGACCATTGAAGATTGGGACGTCTGTGCCGAGGGAAGTAAAGACGGGTTGGAGAAAATGCTCAAATACTGCAAACGGGACGTTGCGCCATTGCTTGAGGATGTCTATCTAAGATTTCTTCCGTGGATACCAGGTCATCCCAATCTCAACATTTTCACAGAGCATGATAAAGATATGTGTCCGAAATGCGAAAGCGATAATCTTTCTTGGTCCGTGCAATATCAAACACCTCAAGGCTTGTGGAGCGGTTTTCGGTGTTCCTCTTGTGGCGCCACCGGCAGAGGAACCACCAAAGAAAGCAATATCAAGAAAGTCTCGATACGAGCAACCTAATCAATCGCAAAGTGTATTTGCCACACGAAATTCACAAACTCATCATCGTTGTCTGGTGGCAAAGACCAGTGATAAGTCTTTAGCGCTTCGTCAAGCGAAAATCCGTGTTCAAGTTCTCTCATCAGAAACGGATCTTCCGTAGCCCACTCTAATCCCTCCTGGTGGCAGGACCCACAAATGGGTATCCTGCCACCAAATTGATTAATGGATTTGGTGATGTTGTTAACTTTGCAGATTGGGCAGATCATTCTTTCTCGTCTGGCAACAATTCTTTGATTTTGTTGCGAATATGCGCTGGAACACAATGTGGCAATATCCCAGAATCTATCTCGCCTTCATGCGCAAGTACTACAGCCGCACCAAGTAGCGCCAAACTTCTTAATGTTTGAACACCCCACTTGTCGCCAATTCCGCCGCATAAACATGTCCAATACTCGTCATCGCCACGAAAAAGATCATCAGAAAATTGCAGGCGCAGAGATTTGCCCCACCGCCTTTTCTTTTTATCCCACCATTCGGCACCGTAAACTTGTTCTGCCATTATCTTACCTCGTTTTCTGTAATGTTTGTGCTTTTTGAAAAACCCACAACGGAATAAACGTATCGCCAGCAGAAACACGACCAAGAATAGTGTCTACAAAGTCATAGTGTTGTCTAAGTTTAACTGCGGCCTCGTCACCGGCATCGATATAGAGTTCTTCGTCTTCTAGTCGGTCTGGCAACGACATAGTGGCGGCCTTTTTATCTAGCCTTTCAAAATAACAATCTAGACAACCGTCGCCATCGAAATAATTACTTTTGTGTTTCTTGCAATAATGCATGCCTCTCATTTGTTTTCTCTCCTAACGATACATAAGTATGACCCTAAGTTTCGGATTTGAAATTAAATCACTCTCGAACCAGTCCTCTGTAAGATATATCCTTGGAACGATCAATTTCAACATTTCGTTGAGATCATATTCTCCTTCTATTCGTCGAACTTCTGTATCTTTGAAAGTATCATTTAGAAACTGTACAGATTTTAGCCAAGTTTCGTATGTTCCAGCAACAACAAATATGTGACTTGTATAATCTTCTAAGAAATTGCCCGGCGTCCATACAAAGGCGTGTTTGGTTCGGTCAAAAAGAAATGTTTCTTGATAGCCACATTTGCAAATGCGTAACTTTGCAGCAAGTCCATGGCCGATCACTATTTCTGACCATGTGTGATAATGTCTAAGCGGATTTTTCATTATATACCCGTTCGCAATACTCAATTTCTATAATTCCGGGAACTGCGCTAGCCTGTTGAATAGCATCTTCCCGAGTAGATGCCCATACCCAGGCTTCTCCACCAACAACATCAATAGCGTGCCATTCGCAAATCGGTTGTTCTTCCATGTTATCTCTCCTTTAGTTATGCCAACTTCACAATTCGCTTTTGTCCGTTCATCCAGCCCTCTTGATAACAGCTTACTTCATTGATCACAAAATGTTGGCATTCTGAAAAGCGTCTGCCAGCAAATCAAAATCTAGATTTATAGTCATTTTCGCACCGCCCTTGTTTCGTCTCTTTCGTCACCTTGCCATTTACCACTACTGACAATTTGCCTATCAAGTCGCTTTTGATCCTGTTCTCTATAATACTTTGCTTGCTCAGGTCTAAAGTAATTCCCGTACATTGCGTTCGCAGGATCCCACGAAAAGTCCGTAAGTGCTTCGATGACTTTTACAAGTTGTTCAATTTCCCAAACTTCTCTACAGAAGATAAATCTTGAATATCTTCCTGAATAGTCTGCTCTATAAAACAAACCAAAATAATCGGATCGCGAACTAAATCTCGACAATTCTAATCCAAAATCTTCAAAAGCGGCCTTCTTGATTTTGATCTCTTTAATGTCCATGATTATTCTCCTGTTGTCTGAATTGTTTTGATTGCCGCAAGATAGGTCTCTTGTTTATAGGCAATCTGTTGAAAGTACCAGCATTCTTGTTTTTGTGCCCATTTCTCTATTTCTACAATAGAGTGAAAAGTGCAAAACTTGATAAAACCTTCCGGGAAACGACGAATATTATCAATTTGATTTAGCATTTGATTAGTCCTTATGGCTCAAGTTGAGTACCTTCATACTACAGCGATGATTTCCAGCCCTATGTTCTACAAGAGGACGAACAACAATACCCTCAACGGGTTTGCCATTAGAGTATTTGAGGGTTTCTACGAACTTACGCCAATCATCATTGGTTTCCATTTGAGGAATAGACAACGGATCAACTTCTTGCGGAAAGGGAAGTTCGTACTGCGAACAGAAATCTTTGAGTGTCTGATAACTCTCGTACTCATGTTTGGCAATGTTGTAGAGATTGAAGACGATAATCTCATGTCCTTTGATCCCAAGCGGGTTCTTTGGAACGCCAATACCCTCTCCGTAGACTTCAAACTGAATGGCGAAACCCTCCGGGATCTTGTTTTCAAGATCGTACTTTTTAGCCATACGCCAATAGATATTACCCGGATAATCAAGATTTTTCTTCCAGAATGGAAACTGGTCTTTGAGTTCCAGAGTACGAGAACAAACGCCAAATTCTCCAAAATAACGATAAGCAGTACCGCTAATCCCATCTACCTTTAGAGTAACATAGAATGGAACGGTCCCTAGATACTCAACAATGACTGGTGCCGCTTGGTAATTTTGTTCACTTGTCTTTGGGATAAATAACGGGAAGTTGCCCTTAGCCTGCCCTTGCATCTCTACGGGAATAGGCTTCTCGTACTTAGTAACTCCAAGTTGTTCACTTACCTCATCGCCAACATTGCCAGTAGCAATACAATTGAAGATCACGCATTCGCTTGGCGCACCGCGGAAACGAGCCATTTTGACGCGGCGCTTACTCTTATCCATGAACTCAAGTCCCGGAATGGCAGGAACTAGGGCGTCTTAAAGAAAGACAACACACATTTCTCCGAGTTGCCAACGCCATTTTTCAACCACACCTTCCCATGTCCCGCCATCGCCACAGAAAACAACGGCACTTTCCAGACGATCAGCAAGTTCAATGGGCTTGACTTCTTTTATTTGGCCTATATAGCAAACGTTATTCATTTTGTCTCCTAGAATAGATAAGATGGAAATTCCCAACACAATAATCTTAAATCTGTCTTACAAATGTCTAGAGAATACCTTTCAAAGAACCTAAAGAAGGCAAAATGATCATCAAAGCCATCGTGCCAAGCCAAGTCTTTGATTTGTCGCATAGACATGGGATTGCCTTCTAGAAGCACTGTAAGCAACTCTGGGTCAACCGATACGCGGTAGATGTAATTAAGTGGCTTCTCGAACTGGAATTTTGCCCTGGGCGTACGAGAATCGGTATACAAGAAGAGAGATTGCCCTACTTTGAATGGGTGTTTTCTCTCTTTACGGATTGTATGAAATTTCCTCCCAGATTCGATCATCGGAACGAACTCGTGCATAATTGGAAGTAATGGCATGGTACTTTCTCCTATCTGCTGTGTTCGTAATGCGAACTAAGAAGATATACTTAGGTTGTTTTCTGTAAAGTCACTAGATTCTATACTTATATCAAAAACAGCCGCCGCAGCAGCTGCCATAAACTTAGCGAGATTAGGAGGATTCCATACATTTAGTTCTTGCCATATTAGAATCGCATTCTGTTTTAACAAACTTTTCCATGGCCATATTGAGTTTTGCAAGCAATTTGATATTCATGTTTTCTCCTTAGTGTACTTTTTGAGTTTTTCTATTCTTAATATCCGCGACAAATTTTCGCCTTTGCCTGTGCGTTCTGGCCGGAAGCAACTCTACAACTTCGCCGTCTCTGATAACATACTTGTGTAATGTGCCACTAGACTTACCCATGCGGACAGATGTGGTAACATCTTTACTCATCCATTGCGTATTGTTTGTCCAACCGCAATTTCCGCACATCTTAGTGTGGGGCAGAAGAAACTTGCTGCACCGTTTGCATTTGACAATCGCATTGGTCATATCGTCTCCGTGTTCGCACTACGAACTGTTCTAAAGCCCATTGCATCGTCTAAGCCATCTGGGACCTGGTTCCATAATCATATAGAACGTCACGAATGCAAGAGGCTTTAAAAAAATTATAGAGTAGAGGGTACGGCGGATTTGGTTTTAGAGTCAAGAATAGCCTGTACTAGGGCATACGCTTCTTCAAAGCGATCAACTAGAGTATCTTTGGTAATGCCACTAGTTTTGATAGCCGCGACCAACTCTTCTTTAGACACCTTCTTGGTCTTGGCATACTGCTCAAGAGTATTCCAGGCTTGCTCAGTAGTAAGACCGCCCTCGTCGTCTGGATAGAGTTCACGTCCATATCCGAACATCCGAAGCATACAGCGAAGTAAGGCACGACTACAGGCACTCAGAACAACATAGGCCGCGGTGGGCTTATCGCCCTTACCATCAAAGCCGCCCATTTCGGTAACTTTCCGTTCTCGCTCTTTGCCGTCCCGGTCCGTCCAATGAACGGTCAGTTTCCCGCGGGCGACGGCACTATTGTCTGGATAGAGACTGTAGTCAAGAATTTCCCAATCCCAATTCATACCCAAAGCGCTATTCAGAGTATCCGTGGCAATAGTATGAGGAACAAAACTAAAAGTTTTGCCTCCTTTGCCAGGATGTTTCTTGATGTGTTCTTTCGGGATCTTCGCGGTACGCAAAGCACTAATTGCCTTGAGTTGCCCGGGCGAAACCTGAGTGTCCATAATCTCACCAACGATGATGTCTTTTTCCATTTTGTTCTCCTTTTTGTGTATAGAACTATTATATCACGATAGGTATAAATTCAACCTACCACTTTCCAGTGAGTTCTAAGTTCTTGAAACCGTTGATATAAACACTTACATTATTCTTCGTAACCGCATCGGTAATTCCAAGTTCATCGTTGATCCGCGCCACAGAGATTACACCTTCTTTACCAACTTGACTTGGCAAGATGTCCGATTGTTTTAGGAAGCCCCTAACTTTAGCTCTGACATTCTCTGCAACCTCTTCGTGGCGACTGGCCTGGCTACTTGTTTTAGTTGCGCGTTGCCTGGTACGATCTACGCCAAACAACTGATCTGCGGACGAACGATAATACTTTTCAAAATCCAAAAACCACTTATCGATACGCTTCTGATAACTAGCATAAAAATCATCTTTTTCTTGCTGGTGTTTCTCTTTTGCGGTAATCAATTCTTTGTGAAATTCTTCTTTACTGTGCTTCTTCTTCTCCTCAAACTTAGACGTAAATGCTCCAATATTGATTGCTCCAAAGTAAACAATTAGCGGCGCACCTACGCCCATAGAGATAATAACCAGAACCGTAACAAGATTATAGATAAACATTACTAATTCGCTTGCGTTTGCCATATCTGCAAGTCCAAATGAACGCATAAGGCCAGCAAAACACATTACTGCAAACGAGGCAATCAGCGCCCACGGAGAAAAGCTTTCTTTTCCCTTCTCTCTGCCAACCGCCAATCCGTGAGATAGAGCATATCCTTCAAAGGCAATCATGCCAGCAAACAGAAAGGCTACTGGCATTACCTTTGCCAATGAGATAATCCAATCGCCAGATTCAGTATTTAGCAGATTGGCATCCGTCCTAATTGCCGAAATAAACAACATGATACCAACGGTCAGAGCAGAGACGATCACGGACCCAATCACAGAAAGCCACATCGAGGCGCTTTGAAGACCAAACTCGCCTTTGAAAGTTGGCTCTACGTAAATGGGTTCATCAAATACAATATCCTCAAGTACTGGTTCTGGCCTAAGTAAGCAAAAGTTCTTCCGTGCTTCTGCCAAGCGCTCCTGTTCTTCCTGTCCAAGCTCTCTGATATCTTCACTATTCATAACTTATTCTCCATGATTTTTGTCAAGCCATATATGTATACTGTCGCTAACACCCAAAGCCGCAAATTGTGCCAGCAAAAAAATTGTTATATCCCAAAACGAAACGCTAAATGTTCGTACTGCGAACCGTGAAAATAACCAGTATCCTGCAAAGAACGGGAAGTCAACAAATGCCATTCTGATTACGGTTCCGGGAAATAGACTATGGCTCAACTTACTTCTGTGTCCGCCAAATATACCACCAAATCCAAAAGTCTTTGATAGATAACGAATCATAGCGGCATAGAAAGCCCAATAAGCAAAAATCGGTACTCCCACACATCCAAGTTTTCTAAGCATAACCCCATCACTAGACGACACACCAAGTAAGTCTAGGTCCGGTTCGCAGACTGCGGCGCTTAGATAGTGTGGATAAAGCCAGAATGCGAACTCAAGATACCAACCAGCATTAGCCCTATCAACTACAAGTGTCCATCCTAGAACAAATAACGATAGAACAATAACTATCGGCCAACCGACACTTTTATAATATTTATGATGGGTTTTTCCGTCTGGCATTTACTTCCTCTTCTGCTTTTTCTAGCTACTCTGAAATATGACAAGTAATCCAATCTTCTTTATCTGCGAAGTCTTTGTCTTCGCCAATTATCAAATCTTTCATTGCCGTATCAATTACTTCATTTTCGTATGCTTCTTCTGTGGCAATGTACAATGCTTTTTTGTAATAGTGTTTCATTATTGTTCCTCTTGGTTTCCATATTTCTTAACGCATTTTGGACAGGCCAGTTTTTCTTTGAAGAATTCTCCTACGTGATACCAATTCTCGTCATTTGGTGGTTTTACAACGGGATCGGAATAAAGCCAAACCTCATGTGTGTCAACAGATACTTTTCCGCAGATTTCGCAAGTCCATGTATTTGTTTGAATAATGGACATTTTTATTCTCCAAGTGAAAGAAACCGCTGTAGCACATCGCGGGCCACGACCGGAAAGTACTCTTGCATTGCAATAAGATAACCAGTAACCCTTTCGCTGGTTTCATAATGTGCAATTTGCTTGGCGCACTTAGCAAATATCTCGCTGCCGCCCACTCCACCTTCGTGCCTGCAACCTGTTATGCTATTGTGCCTCAAAACTACGTTACACGGGTGGTATATTAAGAATGCAAATGGACTTCCTTGTACTTGTCCTCTTGAAATTAATGCCTCGTGCATATCAAAAGGAATATATTTATCCATTTTTCCATTACAAATGGGACAAATCCATGTCGGGCTCCCTGGGTTCAAGTATTTTCCACGGGTAGAAATAATGTAAGCCTTCAACCGCATCCTGGAGTTCTCTGGAAATGCTTCCTGTAGTATCTCGGGCAAGATTATCATTTATGGCTCCAATTAACGAAGATGTACACGCCGCGGGCAGATCGTTCTGTGAAGATATGGGAATTCCAGTAAGCGCCATGATTATACCAAGTCGCAAGTCTCGGTTTTTGATAGTATCTGGGAAAATCTGGCGAATGGCAATAATCAACGTAATTCTTGCGGCGTCGGAAGTGACCGTTTCAACATAGTTTTCCTGTTCTGTGCGCTTCTTTATATCATTCCGAACGAAAGTTATGAAATATTGAAGTTGTTGGGAGATCATTTTCTTCTCCTATTTGATATTCCTGTGTCCTGTTTGTTGCAGGAGTTTAATTGTACTTGGCGTCAAGTGCCTACCAGCGGTTTTGCCGCCACCGTTGGGACCGTAAGTATTCTCAAGATAGCCAAGCTTCTCTAGTTCTTCCAGAAGCACTTGTACAGTTCTCTGCGAACGACCAATGATTTTAGAAATGTCTACAATCTTCCTCTTTTCTGAAACGCATAATAGAAGTAGTAACTGTTTATCGCTAAGAAGCATGTTTCCTCTTTTGGTTATGCTTGCCAAACGGATGCACAACATACTCTTCGGCATATCCGCCATTGGCGTAAATGATTTGTCTTACGCGCTCTCTTGATATTCCAAGAATGCGAGAAATCTCTGATGCAGATTTCGTTTTAATAAGTTCCATAACTTTCTTGTGTTTTTCAGATCGTTTTGGTCCACGCAGTCCCATATTATCTCCTTTTGAAAAGTTGGACGGCTTTACGCCCATTAGACAACCTAAGTCCATAATTCTATGGACCGCACCTGTAATCATTCAGGTTCTACATTTGCACATTTGCCGAAGCGGAGGTGGTCGGTTGAGAAGATGATATTAACTACTTGTGAAATAAGACTACAAGCACCGTTCCCATAATAGCAAAAAGGAACCAAATCCAGAATGTCTTTCCAGGCCACCAAAGCGCAAAACCATAAATATCACTCGCGTTGCGTTTGCCCCTTTTTACATCTTCGATAATTTCAAACATTTTATTCTCCTTGTATTTATATATTGGGCAGGATTGCCAGGGTACTACTCGTTTTTAGTCCAGATTGCATTTAGGCCATTCTTGCGGAAATCAGAAATACTCTCAAAATATACAACTTCTCCCTTGGAAAGCATATACTTTTGTTTCAGTTTCTCTTCATCCCAGACATTATTATATCCCATTGAGACAAAGGCGCTATCTCCTTTCTTGTAAACAATAACATAGAGATTGCGATCTGTAGGCGGAGAGTTAAACAATTGCCTACCTACCGTGGCCCGAACATGCGCCTTGCGGTAAAAGAAATTCGCACTGTGATCCATAAATACACCTAACTTATAAAGTAAGTATGACGCGAATATTGAAAAGATGTTCAAGTTTATTCTCCTATTACTATTGGAAGGTTCTCTTCCATTTCTGGTTCTGGTATGGCCGGTTCGACAATTGCCTGTTCTGCGCTTCCGTGTTTATCAAGTGTTCTGATATAGAAGTCTATATCATCGGGCATTACTGTTTCTAATTGAAGTATGCGTGAGTGTTCTCCATCAAAGAATATATCTGCATGAGTGCCCATTGAAGAAAACCTAGAAAGCCGTACCGTAAGCCGCCTCATGGTATCCAGAATAGCACTATTCTTATCTGTTGAGTCAATATGAACTAAATCAATACCAACAACGATATTGGCGTCTTTTAGTACTTGTTCGGACCCAAAAGAACCGTCCTTGTCGTTTCCCTGACTAACCAGGAATATTGTCATGCCTTCCTGCCTGGCGCGCATAATCTGTTGAGATAAATACTCTAACTGTTCTCTCTTTGATTGCCCTTTGCCTCCTGTAAGTAGCTGAAAGTTATCAATGATGATCTGGGTCACTTTATTCTTCTTTGCATCCGTAAGAATGTCGGTTAGGTTAGATAAATGATCATTTACATAATAACTAAATTCTTTACACTCTTCTACTGCTCGGGTCATCTCTTGGAACATCTCATAAGTAAGCCTAAGATTAAAGATGTCACTACGACCAACACTTGTTGACTTTGCGATAACCCTATCGGCAACCTCTCTATTAGATTCTTCAAGCGTATATAGAATGGTGGGCTTTTGGGAATTAGCGCACAGGGCAAGTGTTAGGTTTAGACCCACGGTGCTTTTCCCGCTTTTCATTCTTCCTATCAGAGCAAAGTAAAACGGATACCTGGGAAAGCCGCCAAACAGATCATCAAGCGCGGTTATTCCAGTTGAAATAGGACGATGTTCATCTGGGTCCTTCTGCCACTCGATCAACTCTAGTCTGCGTTCTTCAACTATCTCATGTAGTCTCTTTATCATTTTGCCACCGTAAGTAATGCCAAACGGCAGATAGCAAGTGGCGCGGTTTCGGCAAGGGCATAAAGTTTCAATTCTGGGTTATTGTATTGATACCTTCCGCCAACCATTCGCGCTACGTAAACGCCTCTATTGAAAGGATATTCGCGACCAACGGCGGTTGAGCATTCGTACTTCTGTGAAAGAAACTCCAACACGTCCCAAGCACAAGAAAAATCGTCACTAAATCTCCATAGATCACACTGTCTCATTTCGCCAAACCGAACGCCGTTGCCAACCCAAAAATGACCTCCGGCTAATCCAAGATTACTTTCAAGTTGCATACCCAATACGTTTATGGCAACTAATTTATCCGTCTTGTACTCGTTTAACAAATTTGCAATTTGGTCTTTTGTTACTGTCATTTCTTCATCCCTCGATAATCTGCTTGTTTTGATACGAGTTCTACAACAAGTTCGTTGTCTGATAAACGACTGGCAATTCTGCGAAGATTGTCAACGGTAGATACCTTGAGTTCGCCTATAGGAAGGTTGGACGTTATATAAGTCGGCCTATCAAACCCTCTTGCGTATCTGCCATTTATGACCTTATAAAGTACAGAATATAGATAATCCGTAGAGTGTTCTGCTCCAAGATCATCAACAATAAGCACCGGAATGCCAATTAGACTGTCGGTTAAGTCGTTTAGGGTATGTTTTCCGGTAGCCTCATAGATTTTGTCTGATAGATCTGCCACGTTGACATAGGTAGAAATTCCTCGTAGGTTTGACTTTACCGCATAGGCAAGTGCTGTTTTCCCACAACCGTAAGTACCACTAAGATAAACCCATATTCCAAGATCGCGAATAAATCTGGCAGTTTCTTGTTTTATGATTTTGGTAAACCCCGCAGACCCTTTTGGAATGTCAAGTTCTTTCAATTCTGCTACGGTTTTAGATTGCCATGGCGATTCTTCGTCTCTTGATCCTGCCGTAACTCGCATCAGGCAACAAACACATAGAACCGCATCAAGATTATAGTTCGTAGTGCGAACCGTTTCCCTAAACTTGATTATCTCGGTTCCGTGGCAAAAGGGACATTCGTCGCCATTCCCAAGACCAAGCACGTCTTTTTTGGTTGCTTTACGAACATCGAAGCCAGGAAATTTACCCTGTCGCTGCCGAAAATAGCCCATCCAGAATGTCCAAGCCGCGGCAGTTCCTGCGTGATCAATAGTCAGACTGGTCTGATCCGTCATGTTTTAATTCCTTCATTCTGTTCTCAACCACACCGGCAAGTTGTTCTACGGACGGCCTCGCCAGGACAAGACTAGCGTGTCGAGATTTCCATTCGTCATATTTAACTTTGTTTTCAATGGCCGTCACAAGCATTTCTATGCTCCAGCGATATTTTGCCGCCCACCCAATTCGATCATCCATCCAGGCTGCCCAGAGACGGCTTTGTTGATCTGCGCCAATGGCTTTGGCTTCAATCTTCTGAAACAATTTGCGCTGCGCCGTAGTGCCGAAATACTGACGCCCTCTGCAAGCGTAGAGTGCTTTTTGCTGTAGTGGCGTCTTTGGCGAAAGCGCCGCTTCTTTCATGGTCTTTTTGCGCTCTTTTGTCTGTGGCGGATTGCCGCTTTCGTCAATGTCCTCGTACTCGGCCTCGGGAAAAGCGCCAGGATCGTCATTGGGATCATAAATTATCATGTCTTCTCCTAGTCAAAACTAAGTAATTGTTTGATAACAAGTTCTGCCAATACAGCGTCTACGTAGAACGCAGAAATGTCTTCCCTGTCTGACAGGTTGTTCCTTGAACAGAATTGTTCAACAAGAACGATACGAAATATATTCATGGCGCGCTTAAACTCTTCGGGCATTTCAGAAAGTGCCTCCCTGAAAATTTTTACCCGTTTTATCATTTGCCAATTTCTCAACGGTTTCTTGGGTTTTTCATAATAACGCATGGTGATTTCCTCTCTTGAATTTATATCACGTTTTGCCTCATTGTGCGTAACGAGTTTTCTATGAGTTTTTCACACTTTGTTCGCACTACGAATTAAATTCTTAAGGTCTATCTGTGTTATTTTATTTGCGATAATCATGTCATCTATTTTCTCTGGTAAAGCAAACATTCGTCCTCCAATCTTTTTGGCAAGAGTAATGGCTTCTTTTGTGGCGTCTGGGTCTAGGCACACAACAGAAAGACCGCCCTTTATCTGTTCTGCAATGTCAGACTTTGCGTTTTTTCCAGGAAGTCCAACTACTTGCCATTTATCAGAACCCAATGTAACGTAGCAAACACTAGCCTTGAATTCTCCCTCTACGATCAATTTGTATTCGTGGTTAGATGATTTATCTGGGTTTGCTAAAAACAATTGAGTACCAAGTCCGCTACGTTCTGGGCGATATTTATTTCCGGGCGTATTGTCTGGCGGATTAATAAGACGATGGCGAATGTTTATGCAGGTCCAGCCTGTAAGAAACATTGGTATAGTTAAACTTGGCGTAAAGTAATCTGCGCCATTATACCAAACTTTGAAATTAGGACAAAAACCAAATTTTCTCCAATCTTGATACCACTCTGGAATTCCGCGTTTTTTATACATTTCGCGTGCGTGTGCCGTTAGTGCGGAATGATAAATTTCCCATTTCCGGGTAGATTGTAATTCTTCCAGTGCTCTTTTTGCCTCAGAAATCTTGTGCGAGAGTTCTTTTTCTATTCTTGCTGCATTTTCGGATGTTCGTTTAGTAATATCATTAATATTTAATCCATCTGCCATTAGTACATCAGATAATGGCTTATCTCTCCAAAATACCCACCAATCGTAAATGTCTCCATGTCTTCCACACGAATAACATTTAAACCCGGTAGAATAAACATGAAATCCTCCAATTGTTTTTTCTTTGTGAAACGGACACGGCCATATCCACGTTGAGCCAATGCCATTTGGCTTGCCTAAATCTCTTTGAATTTCTATTCGGCAATCATATTGACGTTTTGAGGTTTTGAAATCTATTTGCATCAAAACTCCTTCCTCAAATCAGTCTGCGCAATCTTAATGGCCCATTTTAGCTGATCTTTTGTCAAGATCGAGACATGAAATACGCTAAGTTTCATCTTCTTTCTAAAAAATTCATAAATAGCATTTCTTTTGGGAACTTGCGCTCGGGTGTTTAGCCAGTAGGGATCAATAAGAGAATGCAAGATTACCCTCAAATGTCTGTCCTCCTGATCGATAGGTTTTCCGAGTGGCTTGCCATTGGGATGGCACCCTGCGTTTCCGCGGCAACCAGTTCTGTTTCTATCTTCACAGGCATATCCACAACCCTTATCGCCAAATTTCGTTAGCAATAGTCTTTTCCCACAATCCGGACAGGGATTTGGATGAGGTGTTCCCAAAGGGATAATTAGATTTATTTTCTGTTTCATATTTTCTCTGTAAAATGCGACAGACGGCATTCTTTGCTAAAAATAACTCTAAAAGAAGAATGCCGTCTGTCCCGAGGAGGGAGATGCAAGTACAGTGTACTACATTACACGTGAAAATGCAAGAAACACTGGTACATCAAAATTTTGGTCATTGGCAAAACAACAGGTTGCGGAACCAAATCGTTCATCAAGTAAAGTTCGTCTACTTCATATCGATTTTCAATATCCCTGGCAAGTTGTATACAATCAAATGGCGATATGCCAAGTATCTTAATAGTAATGCCCACGGCTACCTCCTGGTAATAAAATATCGAGGTAATTAATTTTAATTACCTCGATATTCTTGTGGTTTGAATGGTCGCAACGCAAACTAATCTTATTTCGCTTCTCGATCTTGATCTTCAAGTACGCTCTCTAAAATGTCATCCAAGTGGTTTTCCATATATGTCAATGCGTACATGATTACATCCTCGTCATCTTCGCAATTCAAGTCCAATGCGCTAAATCCCTTCTTGGCAAGTGTTTCGCCCAAATGGCCAAGCGCTTCTGTAATGGTATTCATTATTCTCCTTGTTTTCTTGCGTTTAGCGTTTTGAGACTAACGGTTACTATTCTGGACCTGCCTTCTGTCGGCATTCGTAGTTCATTCATATAATTAATAACAAAAGAAGAGCTATTCCTAGTAACAAAGAACATGCCAAACAAACGCATAACATCGGCGCGATTTAATCTTAGGCTAAAACGAAATGCGCCAATTGCAAAGTGCATCATCCAGTATTCTTCGCTTTCGTTGTCGTAGTTATTTGTTTCAATATCACAGATATACATTTTATTCTCCTTTAGAATAGTTTTCAATTGGCTTCAAAGTTGTCATCTTTTGCTCAATTTCATCAAGCGACCACGGATAGTAATTGTGCGAATCTACTCCAATATCAAATGAAAGTCCATACGGTTCAAGTTTTCCGTGAGAGTGGCCAAAAAGATGCCAAGAAGCATAGTGCGACCTTGACCAAGTTCTCATAGCGTAGTGGCACAGAATAATGGGAACTGGTGCGGCTTTTTCAATAATGTAAATTGGGTCCACGCATCGAATTTTTTCGGTTCCAAGATCTTTGTCAAACCATCTTCCATCATGGCTTCCGGGAAGAAAAACCAGATTGCCGTTTAGTTGTTCCATTATCTTGACGGCAAATTCATGTCCATTCAGCGTAAAATCTCCAACAATATAAACAGTATCTTTGGGCTGAACGCGTTCGTTGTGACGCCGAATTAGTTCTCTGTCCATTTCTTGAACATTCTCAAAAAGACGAGTGGCATACTTAAGTATATTGGCATGGCCATAGTGTTGATCAGAAGTGAAAAATATACGATTATTAGAATTTGAACTTCTGGTATTAATTGACATTTTCTTTTTCCTTTTGATGTGGACAATACCCATAAAAAGATTTTGATGCATTACAATTATGGCACAATATCTGAAAAGTATCGGGGTAATTGTTTGCTTTTAGCCATCTGTATATAGTAGTGGTTATGCTTTTTCTGTGTATATTACCTCCACCATTTATATGATCCATTGCAAGGAATTCTGTTCTTGTTTCTCCACAACAAACACATTTTCCGCCATAATGAGATAATATATCCAATCTAAGTTGACGACTCCATTGTTTAGATTTTTCTCTATAATGTTCTTTATTTTGGGCTTTGTGTTTCTTGTCATATACCGATTTTTTTTCTTTATAAACAGTTAATTGATACTTGTTTCGATAAATTTTTAATCTTTTGGCATTTCGCTTTCGATACTCTTGATCATATATTCGCAAACATTCTCTGCACCAAGATCTGTTTACTTTCGGACCTTTCCCACATCTACTACATACGTTAGTTTTCTTCATATTGTTTACCTCCTTATTATTATAACATAAACCAAATCATGTTTATTCTCCTAGTTGACACAAACACTATTTGCTTTTTGCAGATTATCCAGATAGCACTCGTAACATTCGGCAGTTTTCTGATTAATCTCTTCTACTGGCTGTTCGCATTGCGAACAATAAAGTTGTTCTTTTGGACCTTCCTTTACAACTGGTTGCCACGCAAAATTAACGCTTTGCCAGTCGCCATCTTCAACAAAACAGACAGTAGGATTGTACGTTACTTCGCCAAATGAATTTCCCTCTTCGTCAGAAGAACAAACGACATTATATCTGCCAACTTCTGGATGTTCTTTGCGTAATCTATTGCAATTTTCGATAAACTTATTGAAATCCATAATGTTTCTCCTTATAAAACCATAGTAACTTGATACTTCTTCTTTTCAGTAGTTGGGATGCCAAGTTTGGCGTATTCTGCTTTGATTATTTCAATCGGCGTGAGTTCTTGTCTAACCAACATAGGTGGACTTGAAGAAATTGTAATTGTATCTGAGCCTACAATTGTTATGTATGCAGTGGCGCCCTCGGTAAATCCTAATTCCGCAAGCCACTTATCGCGAAGGCGCATAAAGGGATACTTCCTATTCTTTTCCATGACATTTACAATTTTGGTAGTACGGTCTCGCTTCATTGGTCATTTTCTCCTAAGTCAATAAGCGCTTTATTGAGGATTTTATATATCAATCCGCCAAGATGCGCAACCATATCTTCTGGCGATTGATCATCTGGGTCGGCGTCGTAATCAATTCCCATGGGCAATTGGTCAAGCATGTCCCTTGCGGTTTTTGCTGCCTCAACAAGTCTGTTAATTGGCGTTGTCATTCTGTACTCCAAATTTGTGGAAAATCAGGACTATCTTGCTCTGTGATAAATGGTTTGCCGAATATATCTTGAAACAATAGTTTTGTAGTTCATATTTACTCCTGTTCTTCTTGTAACCATTTCAATAATGCAGATCGTTCTCTTTCTGCTGCGCCGAGATCAATATTGAAGTATTCTGCAAGAAGTCTTTCTGTCCCTATTCTTGCGGGAAAATAATGTTCAGCGTGTTCTTCAAACTCCGCAAGGGTTAATCCTCTTTCGCGTTCTAACCAATCTAAGAATTCTCCAAGTGGCTGAGATTTTTCGCGGACAGCAGATAGTTTTTCGCATTCAGGACATTTAGGTTGAAGTGTTTTCATTTTGTCTCTTCGTTTTCATAGGCGTTGTCTGGCAAACTGGGATCAAAATAATCATCTTTCTTTATGCGAATGTCCAATTCGCATTTCCAAAATCGCGCTTGTTCTTCGCAATTAAACAAGAACGTATCATAGTCTCTGGGCGAAATACAACTAAGCGGATCGTCGCTATCCAACAGAACCACGCTGGTTTTCTCGTCAGGAGACAGGAGAATACACACCATATAGACTTCTTGTCCATGCGGAATTTCCGCTTCAATTACCCGAACTAAGCATTTTGGTTCTTCGAGATAGAAAGGATTGTCTCTATTGTCATCATCACAAACGCCAACCATTTTCCAGAATTCTGTCCAGGTTTTTTCGCAGTATAAACAAGTAGATTCTGCAACTCCGGTACCGGAATCAATTCCATTTGTCCGAACACTGTTTTTCACATCACAAAATGGACAGTCAATACCACCAGAGTTAATATATTCCTCTGCCTCTTCTTGCGTAAGTGACTTAGTTTCCATTATTTAGTTTCCTTAACTGTGCATATCCACGGCAACAATATATTCAGTACTATTTTCATCTTCTTCGCAAAGATTAGTAAGTCCAAATTCGTCATATTGATACTCGCGTAGCTGACTTCTTGCTTCAAGAGAAAATGCTGGTAAGTAGATCGTATCTTCCATGTGTTCTGCATATTTACGAATATGGTACCAATCTGTTTCTTGAAGCGTTTCGCCGCCTTGAAGTTTGGCGATACTTGTGTCAAAGTTCTCTTTGGTCCAGGCGTCTGGTACAAGTTCCCGTTTGAGCTGGTCTTCAATTTCCTGCCATGATTTAGGCAATTCCCAACGACTATCATCGTCGCTTGTATGATATTGGTTCCCTGCCTTATCCACGCATCCTATAATGCGGCGCCAGTTGTTCTCATCGCCAAAGTCTTCAATTTGAGACTTGGCCATACCACAAGCATCTTCGGGCGATCCTGCGTAAATACGTGCATAGTGAATGTTGTGCATTTTATTTCTCCAATTTTTCAATAAGTTTCAAGGCTTTTTTATAAAGTTCTGGACCGCGCTTAGATTTAATAACACGATAGGATGTAGAAAGTTCGTATCCGTCTGAGAAAAGAGAGAATATCAGATAAGCACGCGCTAAATGCACGGAATTCTGATCTTCTGGTTTAATATTCCAAAGTGCATTATCAATTTCCTCAATTGCCCTGGTAATGTGATTGCCGGAAGTTTTACCCATGTCTTGTCTCCTATATTTTGTTCGCATTGCGAACTTCCTTGACGTGGTTTTGAGTTACATTATCAAGAAGTTGCTGCGCTAATATACTCAATTCTCTTCCGGTCCAGTATTCTGGAATAGCATCGTTTTCAATAACATCAAGAATACGCTTTTTATGTTTTCTAATTTCATTGAAATATAGTCTTTCTGTTGGTCTTTAGTCATTTTTAGTATCCTTAACTTTGAAAAGTAAATCTAAAACAAAATTAACTAGTGTGCTGTCCACAATGGGCGTAAGAATAAACATTTCTGTAATTTTACGGCGACTATTTTCATTTACCATGACCAAACTATTCCAAAGTTCCATGGCCGCTTGGGTATCATCATCGTCATTTCCTTCAAAAGAACCAGGACCGCGCAAGCCACACGACAAGCACTCTACGGCAGTGCCAACAGGAATAATATTAGATTCCAGATTCTGGCACCAGTACTCGGGGTTTTCTACTTCTACGAACTCAGTATTATCTTTATGGCAATGTGGGCAGATCATGATTTTATCTCCTTTGTATTGAATGAAATTGTTCCAATCTTGTTTCCGTTTTCGTCTTTGATCGGATTGAAGCCAGCAAAATGAGTTATATGATCATAAATTAACAAATCCCCAGTAATGCCCAAAAGCGCCCAAACTGCCTCTTCGCTTATTTTCTGGCCCGGGTTAACGTTAAATATTGAACTATCTGTATTAATTACAATTTTGATTATGATTTTCATTTTAGTTCCTCTAAACATATTTATGAACAGGCGCTAACTTTGAATTAAAAATATCTACCGCAAGAGTAATACCATCTTCGTCTTCGTCCGCCAGTCCGTCTCCATTGGCTTTTTCAATGATTGCATTTGCTAAGTTGTCGGCAATTATGGCAATGGAATCTGGATTATCTTGACTTTCGTCGTCAAATTCAATTTCAACATAAAAACCAATTCTGGTTTCCATATTAACTCTCCTCAATCAAGGTTACGCGATAACCCTTATGCCTTAATTCTACAACCTCTGCCTCTGTAAGATATTGACGAGTACAGTTATCGCTTTTTAAATCATAGACTTTATACAGTTTCTTCATATCATGCCTCCGCTATCATAAAGAATAGTATTGTAAATTGCCAGAAAAGTAGGCAGATCGTTCTTTCCATGAATATAAACAAATTCATCATGCCTGTTACTTCCTTGCAAAGGTGGATATTTCTCGTAATTTTCATAAACATCTGCGCTAAATTGTCGAATACTTCCATAGTTTTGATAAGTTTCAATAAACGCTTCTGCAATTTCTATAGAGGGAAAATGAACAATCATTGAGCGTTTCTTTCCCATGTTGTCCCAAAACCGAACAGTACTTTGTTTTTCCATTGCCTATCTCCTATTAAACCAAAAAATCAAAACCGTTGTTTTCATCTTCAAAAATTCTACCAACATCAATATTTTCATCTTGCGAGAAAGCCTTTTCAAGATATTCCATAGTGCCATTGTCAGTACCAAGTCCACGATTGCCAGTGGTCAATGTTCCTTGTTTTACCATAGTCTCAAGAAACAAATAAAGTCCTTTGATTTCTTGCCAAGAACAGATCTCTCCAATATCCCAAGACAGGTACTTCCCATGACGAGCATAGTAGACGCCAATTTTGTCTATATTCTCTCCAATTGGTAGTTTGTCAATAGTTCCAGCAGAATAAAGTGAAGTGTAGCCAATCAACTGCACAACCACATCCGAAATAGACGGTTCTGCTACGCACTTTATGTCAATGATTGTGCTATCTTGGATTACGTCAGCGTCGGCACCACCTACCATTTGACTTGCGGTCCCGAAAGTAGGATTGAGTAAGCAATAACTACGCGGAACGGGCCAACTTTTGATAGCAAGTGCAACCAGGTCTTTGAGTTCCCTAATGTCGTTCTGGCTTGGGATCATTGGAATAGACTTGGGCATGATCTGTTGACGGTAGATGAGATCTAAATTTGCCAACTGGAACACCCAGTAACAAAAGCTATCGTCAAGCACCTTTGCTTGTTCTATATATTCAAGTGCTTGTTTTACAATCTTCCTGGCTTCCGACTTCTTGTTGAAAGTAAATTCGGGAATATCCCGAGTAAGCGCAAGTTCTGCCACAAGTGGATTGACTTGAATTCCACTATGCTTCTTCTCGAGCCAGAAGCGAATTGCATAATCTACCGCGGTGCCGAGAACGCTTGGATTGTTTGTTCTTCTCTGGATCAACATTTCCATTTTATCTATTTTGGGAATTGCGCAATGGCTTAGTATTTCTTTTCTAATAATTGGATTACGAATTAGTGACGTTAAACTCATGTAGTTTCCTCATTTTCTTTTTTTAAAGATAAAAGGTATTTTATACGCGCTTCTGACATTTTTCTGCGAGTCTCTGGACTGGCCTTTTTCCCTTTATTCGCAATAGACATTTTTATTATAGTTTCTGGAGAACGAGGTCTTCCCTTATGCCAAAGAGCTTGTTTATCTTTTGTCTCTTGGGAATGTTTTCTTCCTAACTGGGCCTTAGACATATTAAGTACAGCTTCCTAAGTTGGCTTATAGCCTCTATGAGATATGCTTTGAAGTTCATGCCATTGTTGAGAAAAAGTTCTTCCCTTCGCTTTTTCTGATAGTTTTTTACGGGTTTCCGCCGTACATATTTTTCCTCTTCGCGAAATAGACATTTTCTCTCGCGCTTCTGGAGTATGCTTCATTCCTAATTGACTATATGCAATCTTACAGACATTATATTCAGGACAAAGCGTATCCAGATAATACTGTTCTCGTTCGACCAGTTGCTCTTTCTCGCATTCTTCGAGAATAGAAAACTCAAAATTTTCTTCACCATACTTATTCCAGGCAGATTGAAGATGACGACTATGGTGCTTATTCTTGTTAAGTCTACGAATATGTTCAGTCCATCTTTCTGTTATAGATACAGCAGATCCAATGTATATATAATTGTTAATCTTATTCCTTATTTGATAGATGCCAGAATTCATTTTAGCCTCAATAAAACAACGTCCACCAACTACTCAGTTATCGAGACTGATGCACAGAGGCAATAGTAGCGGCGGACGTTGAATATATTGTAACAGAAAAACTGTGCATAATCAATCTCGATATTTAGATTATATCACAGATTTAGAAATGAATTTCTATCATTTTGGTTTATCTCCTTTCCAGAGGGCGCTTTGTAAATAAGCGCCCTCTGGGTTCGTAGTGCGAACTTTACTGCAACTCTTTATCTAGAAGTTCGTCTAATTTAGAAAGTTTTCGATCAATTTCCGTAAGACGTTCAAGTTGTCGAGAATATTCAGCCGCCAGTAGAGTGCGTTTTTCTTTTAGCGAAGTAATATATTCATGGTTTTCTGGATACCTTGTCAAGGTAATAGCATCAATAGCAATTTGTAAATCATATTCAGTAGCATTACCAACCTCTCCTCCAAAATTTCCTGCCCACCATAGCTCAGATCCGTCTGGAAAAGTAACGATTACATTATGGTTATAATCATCATGATCAAAAATTATGCCATTTGGAAGAACTAGGCGCCAATATGAACCATGGTTTTTATGTCTTTCTACTCCACGTTTACGAATTTCTTTACCAAGTTCATAAAGTAAAGATAACCATTTCTTAGAATAACTTTTCATTTTAGTCTCGATGAT